CCACCTTGCTTACCAAACATTTCCGAAGAAGATGCCTGATAGAACTTAGTGTTCTTATTACCATACTCTCTTATTGCTTCTAATACTCTTAATGCACCTAAACCTGTGATATCAGATGTTTGCTCAGGCATTGTCCAACTCTCTCCCACAAATGATTGTGCTCCTAAGTTATAAACCTCATGTGGTTCACAATCTTTGATAGCTCTCAATAGTGAGTTTTGGTCAGATAAATCTCCTTTTAACAAAGAAATCTTCCCATCTAAGTGTGCTATATTAGGTGAATAGTAATTCGCCTTTCTTCTTTCAATTCCAAATACTTCGTAATCTCCTCTTTCTAAAAGGAAATCCGCTAAATGTGACCCATCCATTCCGTTAATACCGGTGATTAGTGCTCTTTTCTTTTTCATATATTATTGTAAAAATTGTTTTGCTTTTCTTGTCTTTCTATTTGCTTGTGGTGATACAATGAAAATCTCTCTTCCGCAGGGAAATTGGCAAAGGTATTATAACCACTAATTCTCTCATGCACTTTACCAAACCACTCTACATCAGTTGTATTTTTATAGATTCTAGTTTGATAATCAGGAAAGTTTACCCATCCTTTTTCATTAACTCTCCATCCCCATCCCTGAATATGTGCCTCAGTTAATCCATTTACGGTATTTACTCTAGGAACAAAAACTATATCAACATTATTACTTTCCAAAATTGTTTTAAGATTTTGCATTAAGTATTCAGTTGGTATTTCGTCTGCATCAATTTGAAAAATGTAATCTCCACTACAATTCTTTTTGAGATTGTTTTTAAATGTTGCAAAATCTTTGTTAAGTGGAAATGATACTATCTTAGTTTGTTTATTTATCTCACCAAAGATAGTTAAAAAGTCTGATACTTCTTTTGTAACACCATTTGTATCATATTGAATTATAATCTCATCTTCGTCTTCAATTCTACTCTGAAGGAAGTTAGTTAATTCTGTAATCTCTTTCAGTTCATTACAAACTGTTATCGCGTAACTTATTTTCATATTTCTTAATCTTCTCCGTAGATATTCTTACTTGTTTCTATACCTGCTTCCTCGACTGTTTTTGTTTCTTTTGATTCAACTTCTTTTTCTGCTATTTTCTTATCCGCGTAAATTTTTTCCGCATCTTTTTTCTTTTGTTCTTTTATAGCCGCTTCTTTTTCTTCTTTCTGTTGTTTCAATTTTTCTCTCTGACTACGTTTCTCATCCTCTGTAGGGTCTGTTTCATCTTTAATAGTAACTAACCAAGTCTTAAGATACTCTATGTTAAAAACAACTTCGTTACAGTCTTTTATAGATACCAATTTATACTCCCTATAAGTATCTCTGTATATTCTAGGTTTAGTTTTTAAATATTCAAACAAAGGTTTCCCATCTGCTGGATATTTTTTCATAAAATCTTTAAAATTCCAACTTTCCCATTCATCAAAATCTTTATTAGCTAAAGGTCTACACGCTCTTTTAATACCTTCGAAAAACGCATCTGGATTAACTTGCTTTAATTTTATAGATGCCAACCAATTATGCCCATCTCTTACAAATCTACCTACTATAAAAACAAAACACGTATCTATACCAACCAATCTCTTTGTTCCAATTTTCTCATCCGCATATTTGTAAACCTCTAATCTGTAGAAATTACCCTGCCTCATCATCGTTTTAGGTCTGTTTAATTCCTTTACGATTAGGTTTTCCCATTGTCGATTATAGTTTCTCTGCGTTAATGCCATTAGTCAGGTAGTATTAAATCAATTTTTTGTACAACCTTAATATGAGTGTTAGCTATTTTTCTTAAAGAATCTGTCATAGAATTCATACTAAATTTAACCTTATTTGTTTCACCTAATTTCTTAGATTCAGCTGAATACTTATCATAGTTCTTATAAATGTCAAGCATCTTAACCGCTGCATTACTATAATTTACATAAAACCATTGTGTATCTTTTAGTAAGAATTGATTTGCTGCACTTTCATCAACATTTTTCAATTGCCCTTCTAATAAAACTGCACCTTTTTCATCTAAGAAATCTAAGTGCCCACTCCATTTAGAAACAACTACAGGTTTACCTGTCATACTGAATTCTAAAAGAGGTCTTCCATATCCTTCTCCATGTGTAAATGATACAGATGCCTTTACTTTAGGATGATTGTATAACTTCCACATATCTTCCTCACTTAAATCACCATGTAATAAATAGATAGGTGCTGAACCATTTACTTTAGAACTAGCATCTTCGATTTTCTTTCTCATTTCTTCTCTATCTCTTACCGAAAATCCTGCTGATGATGTTTTAAGAACTAATGCTGGTTTTTTGCCTTTACTTCTTGAAAATGCAGATAAGAAAGTTTGGATTAATCCTCCATTATCTTTTCTATCGTGATACAATCCACCTGGTAACCAATGCCCTACAAATAAGAAAATAAAATCTTCTTCAATTTGGTCTAACAATTCTAATCCTCCGGTTTTATGATAATCACATCCTTCAAACAAAACTTCAATTGGTTTCGTTAACTTATGTTCAGCTAAAATTTGTTCGGTTTGTTTATCTTTTTCATGATAAATGGTGTTCGCAATTCCTCTTTTAGAATGTTCGGAAGTTGTAATAATTAAATCCATTTTATTACAACCATCTATCCAATCTTTTGCTACTAAGTTAGTTTCTATACCAGCAGTTATGCCAATATTAAATTTACCCATCCTTTGAAATTCGTTTGGAACAGTTACTTGTACATATATATCAACCTCTCTATCTACCGATGAAACGGTGTGTGTATTAATCCATTTATGAAATTCATTATCTGAATTTAATTGGTCCATTGGGCAATTTCCCCACTTTGTTGATACTACCTTAATATCATATAAATCTAAATCTTTAAAAGATTTTAAAAGGTCTCTACTATGGTCTCCGTAGCCACTTCTCGTAGATACTGGAGCCTGAAAAACTAATAATGGTTTTTGTGTCATAACTTTATTTTCCGGTTGAACCGAATCCGCCTTCGCCTCTTTCGGTATTAGATAATTCGTTTACTTCGTTAAGTTCAATTGTTGGATGTGGGATAATCATAATTTGACAAACTCTATCGCCTACTTTATAATTTTCTCTTTCTACATTATCTATCCCCTGTATCTTATTAAATGTAGCTTGTAATTCTCCTCTATATCCACTATCAATTACTCCAACTGAATTACTCAATTGTAAGTTTGTTTTTCTGATAGATGAGCGAGGGAATACTAATCCTACAAATCCTTCGGGTATTTCTAATGCAATACCCAATCCATATGTTATAGAACCTAATGTTTCACCTATAATTGTTGTTGCAACTAAATCTAATCCTGCATCTCCACTTTTTGCATAAAATGGAATTACTGCATCTGAATGTACTTTTTTAATCTTTACTTTCATAATATCTTCTTCTTACTTTTGCACCTAATTCTTCATTATTTGGTGTATCTAAAATTGTTCTCTCATCTATTGTTATTAGGTTTCTACTGCTACCCATATAACATTCTCTACATAATTGTCCAGCTCCTTCTACATATCCGGTTCTAAAATCGATATGGGTGGTTTTTAATGTAGTAGTTTCTACTCCACATTGAATACAGGTTTCAAATATATCAAATTCATCTTTTGGAAATAATTCTAATTGCTTTACCATATTATTCTTTTATTTTAAATAAATCAAATCGTTTTCTAGGTTTCCAATTTTCAAATGCCCCTTCCATTCCTTCTATCATTGTATCACACATTCTTTTCGCGTGGTATCCGTTTGGCCCTTTGAAGAATTCATTTCCGATTAATCCTCTTTTCTTTCTTTCCTCTTTTGGAATATCGTACCAATATCTCATAGCATCTGCTAAATCTTGAATATCAATCTTATCATCGATAATGTATGGTGTAGGAACTGAACCTGTCATTGTTTGTGCCTTTGCCCATACTGGTTTAACCCACTCACCATATGTTACTTTATCCTGCGAATCTCTCCAATTATGAAGTGAACCGATTTTTACATAATCTTCCGCAGTTACTAATTCCCCACTATCTTTCCAACGGAATCCACATTGGTCTTGTAATCCACCTGTTGTTAAAACAATAATCGGTGTACCCGCCATCACAGCTTCCGCAGTTCCTAACCCAAATCCTTCGTTACCACATATATTAATTGATACATCTGATACATTTAAAACTTGATTAAGTTGTTCTGTATTTAATTTTCCTGTTGAAAACTTTATATTAGTAGTAGGAGATATTCTCTGAATAACCGCTGGTAAATCAGTACCATTTTCATCTACAGGCTGAGTGTGCATTAATAATAACACTTTATCTTTTTGCTCGGGTGTTAATGTTTTACAGAACTCATCGTAAGCCCAAATTACATCAGATGGCTGCTTTCTACGAATATTTCTGTTTGACCAATGGAATACAAAATCATATTCCTTTCCTTCAAATAATTGTTTAGTGAAAGCTTTATCAATTTCAGATTCTTCCAATGGTTTGTATAAATTAGATACACCATGTGGTACATATGATACTTGCCAATCTTCTCTAGGAACCCAGGTTTTCCCATTTTCTAATTGCCCAACTCTTTTGGTAATACCATAAGTTTGCTTAGAAATACACCCAATCCAATCGCAACTTTCGTAGTAATCTCTGTTAAAATGTGGGTCTGGTAAATCATCCCAAATGTGATAGAAAAATATAGGTGTAGTTTGTCTGATTTCATGCTCGATATCATACAACCAAATCCAATATCTAGGGTCTGTAAAGTGTAAGATAGCATCTGGATTATGTTTATCTATTAATTGTTTAACAATATTGTAATCCCCATAACCACTAAAAGGATAAATTGTTACATTACCCTCTGTTAGACCTGCAACTCGTCTTGCATCTTCTGATACATCAACTATTTTTCCTTGCTCAGGATGATTAATTGCTGCACCTAATTGAATCCAATCGTATTTGTGTAAGCTACCTACAACTATTTCTTTTGACATAGTAGCTATTCCACTATGCATTCTTAAATCATCTGATAAAAGTAAGATTGTCTTTCTTTTGTTCGCCATAACTTATTAATAATCTCTTTTTTAAAATTGTGAACCTGATATTTGTAATTCTCCGAATGAGTCAATCTTCTGTTTAAAGATTGGGTCTTCTACATAAAGTGTAAGTGAGCGGTTAACTAATTTTTGTAAACTCATCTTATCATCTAATGTAGTTCTCTTAAATGAAGAATACAAATCTCTAAGGATTTTCACACTTGTTAATTTTACATCCATATCGTTTTGTATTTGTATATATAGATATATATATGTATTTTTGGTAAAACGATAAGTTTTTTGAATATTTTTTTAATCTGTATAAAGTGGACAGAGTTTTCTTTCTTTGAACTCACACCAATTACAAGATGTTCCTTTTTTAGTTGGATAGTCTATATCTCTATAGTTTCCGGCATCATCAAACACCGTATTAACGAACTCCATAAATCCATTCCATGCTTTATTTACAGATGGTTTACCACTTGCTGGCACATGCTTTGAGATACGAGGAATCGGGTAATCGGCATCTTCCTTAACCTTTCTTTTTAGTATATGAAACTCTACCTTAACCTTATCTTCACTTATGTTATATTTTTCAGCATAGAATTTTTTGTAGATAAGAATCTGCGCGTTTTTAATTGGGTCTGATTTCTGATATTTACTCCACCCTGCGGTTGATGTTTTGAAATCTATAATTGTAACTGATTTATCCCATGTATCTCTAACGATAACATCTACAAATCCTATGAAGTTTACATTCTCTTTAATTTGCATATTAAGTGGTAATTCAATAGCAACTAATTCAAATCCTTTCTTATTAAAGAAACTTCCTAATTTAGTTTTGAAGTAATGAATTATCTTTCTACCATCTCCGTAGAATTCTTCCAACTCTTCTTTCGTGCAAGGAAACTCTCCTTCTTCTAACTTCTCTTTTTCTTTGTTAAAATTTTCAACTAATCTTTTCCCCAACAGTCCATCTAAATCTAAAGCCATCGCAGCAGTTTTAGTGGTATTATACATTATATCTAAAAAGTGTTGTAGGGTTTCGTGCATAGCAGTACCAAATATCAAATGTATATTTGCATTTGATACTGATAACTTATCTATATAATTTAATTTGTATTGCTGCGGACAGGTTGACCACATTGAATATTGCGAAAACGAAACTCTTCCCATAAATTATTTTTTACCTTTTTTTACTTTTTCTGTTTTTGGAACTTTCTCTTTCCCTTTGTATCCATACTTTTCTTTCAAGTACTTCTTATACTCTTCACCCTCTTTAATACAGGTCAGTATATGGTAATAATCTATAGCAGTTGATTTTGAACAAGAGTATTCTTGTTGTAACAATTGAACAATTGATTCATCGGATGTTTCCTCAGATTTGCCTTTGATGTATCTAAAATAATATCTACCGGATGGTATCATCCCAATAAGTAATTTATAGAATATTTCAGGCTCCATTGTTTGTGTTAATGGTTGAACCTGTGCAATCAAATCTACAAAATCATAATTCATCGAAAGAAATCTATGAATCATATAATTACTCCAAGTCTTTTTATCTTCTTCCGATAAATCTTTGAAGTAATTAGGTTTTTGGTCTTTTGATATTGCGTTTAAATGGTCAAATAATGTTTTAGCCATTAGCCTTTGATATAAGTGTTATAAAATTTTTGTTTAAATTGTTCATACCCAATTCTACAATTTTCCATCCAGTCTTCAGTTCCTCCATCATCACTTACCCATTTGTAAGAAGTGATGGGTATTTTGAACTCTCTACAAACTCTAGTGATTGAGTATAATTCCATCTCAAAGATACTACAATTATTTAATAATTCCAACTTTTGAGGAGGGAAAGATTTAATTTTATCCTTTGTTATGAATGTTTCAGTTGTGAAGCATTTAACTCCCATATCCATTACAGGAAACGAACCCCCATCTTCTTCAAATGGAGTAACTGAGTATCTTACAAATGGCTCTGCATCCATATCACCATTGAATACTTCCTTTACGGTTACTAATGTTCCTTTTTCTAATTGGAATGAACCACAGCTTCCAAAGTTACAAATAAATTTAGGTTTATATTGTTGGATAGCCAAAGCAGTTTTATACCCTGCATTTATCTTACCAACACCCGTATGAATTATCGGTGAACCAAATAGAGTAGTTTCCCTATCTGATTCATCCGGTAATGCACATATGAATAATACTTCCATATTAAATTTCTAATGAACTTTTAGTAACTACAGGCTCTTCAGGTGTAGTAGGTGTTTCTGTTTGTGGGGTTGATTGTCTTCTTAATTCAGCAGGTAATAACTCATCCAATGGTTTTCCACAATTACCACATAATAATACATCCACAGGTAATACAGCATCTTTAGCAGTATTTGCTGCGAATCTTGAAATCTTCTTTACCATTACTGCCTGAATAAAGTAAGGATAATTACAATGAGGACAATTCATGTCTTGTGCTTGCGATAAATCCACTCTAGGTTGTTGTGGAACTCCTGGTTGGTTTCCTAAAATTTGTGCCATTTTGTTTTGTTTTAATTTATATTTAATTTTCTTTTCAAATTCTCTTTTAATACATCATATATCTTTCGATGTCCATTTTCATTTGGATGTGAGTTATCAGGTGTTCCCATTGGTCTATCCGGTAAAAGAAACTCTTTCCAAACAGTTGTATCACTACCACTATAAATCGGTTCTATGAGTATATCAGTTATTTTGTTAGCCTCATCTATTTCATCAACAAAGAAAAAGTTTTCTTGTCTAAATGATTCATAGAACGCATTTCTTTCGTCACTATTCTCTGTTAGAAATTTAATCATTGTTTTTCCAAAGAAATTAAAATCTGAAAATTCATAATTTCTATATTCTAACTTATACCCCATAACCGGTACAGGTATATCAAAAAATAGATGTTCTACATTGTTTACTTTAAACCATTTGTGAACTAAGTATAAAGGATATGTGTTTTGTTTATACAACTCCTTCATATAAGCAACCCATTTGGTATGGTCAAAATCTTTTTTATAAGACCAATAAGTTCTTTCGTAAAAAGGTTTATAATCTGTCCAATATCCAACCCAATCATCAATTCTTAATATCTCAGCCTTTTCTTTATATTTCTTTTCAAAATCGTCTATTGAAAATGTATTGGTAAACACTTCCTTATAAAATCGATTATCATAAAATGGATTCTGTAGGAGGTCTTTATCAATTTGTCTTTCAAAGTATGTAGTCTGAAATAGAACTAATGCGTTCTTAAAAAAATCAATTGGTTTATTGAGTAATACAGTTGCACCTACGATGTTTCCTGCACCACTAATAGATAAGTTTATAAAGGGAACTCCTAAATCATCAGCTATTCTTTGTCCAAATATCTTATCTTTATCAGAGTTCAATCCATACCCAATTGAACATCCCCATAATATTACTTTATCTATAATTTTTTCCATACCCACATTGGTTCACAAAATCTTTTACCTCTTGCTTCCTCCGCTTTTGCTAATGCTTCCTCTGTATATCTTCCTTCATCTCCTTCGATAATAGCACCTGCTCCTGCTGAACCAGGTCTCTTAGCCATTTCCATGCCTAAACATCCTTCATACTCAGCACCTAATGATTTGATGTAATCGTTCATAGGGTTTGTAATCTCCACATATCCCTTTTCTCTATCATTTGATTTAGCATATACATCCGCAATATTAACTGCCAAATAACCCCCTTTGCGCAACGTTGGCCATAGGTTATGAATTACTTTGTGTAGAAAATCTTCATTCCACGCATCAATTGATTTATATCTTACCCAACTCTGTGTATCATCATAAGAATATCGCTCTACGTTAAAGTACGGAGGTGATGTAAATGCAATATCAAAGTGGTCTGTATAAGATGAGAAATCAAAATCTTCCGCTGGTGAACAATGGAACTCTGCTTTCTTATCTGTTTCAAAAAATCCGTTATGTTTTTTATAGAATTCAGCCTGTTGATTATAGATTGGATGATTTTCTTTTCTAGGGTCAATACCCACATAATGTTCTCCATATTCTGATGCAAAGAAACCTGCCACTCTGTCACCCCATCCTGCTGAGAAATCCAATACATTTTTGCACTCTAAGTAATCGTATAATGCTTTAGCTACATTTGGTTTGAATTGTGCGCAAATATACTTTCTCAATCCTAAACAAGTTCTTAGTGAGTTTCTATCAATCTCATCAAACTTAAGAGTATATAACCCACCCATAAGTGAAACCATAAACTCTTTTGTTTCCCAAGTTCTTTTTGGACCAGGAGAAACTGTCCCGTCTACACTCCAACGATTTGCCTGTTGAAAATGATTTGATGCTTCATTACCTATATTGTTTCTACTAAAGTATTGTTGCTTACCTCTGAATGTTATCGGATATCTACTCTCTGATGCTTTTCTAGGAAACCACTCTCCTTCTTTAAGTAAATCTGCCCACCAAGTTCCTTTTAATTTTTTATACGAATCCAATGCATCTTTTTCAGAAATCTCAGCATAAGGAATAGGATACTCCATAAGAATAGTTGCTAATGTTTCTTTAACATCATCTATAGCAAATGTAGCTTTAATGTAAGTCCAATCTTCTTTTGGTATGTGAAGATACGGCTCCATTCCTTTGTATTTATCTAAATAATCTAAGTACATTTTGTATGAAGTTTAATTTTATTTTAGGTTCGTTTATGTTTTCTATATTCTTTTCAGCAGGTAATCTCAATCTATAAATTGAACCTCCGATTGGTCCATCTTTTTTGCTATTCCACATTGATGGGTTAGAATCAACTAATTCAAATCCATTCTTTTCATAGAATCTTCTAGCAATTTCGTTTGATGTTCTAACTGAAAGAATTATATTTTCACAATGCTGAGTTTTACAATATTGAACAAACTGATTGAATACCCTTTGAGCCGAACCATTTCTTTCTTTTGCAGCAATTTGATGTAATATCATATCACCTTTCTTTTTTCTTGCAAATGTTTTTCTAGCAACTCTATTATTACTTTTACTCTTTTCAAATGTAATAACTACACCATCCTGTAATACCACTCCACCATGTGGTTTATTAAAATATTTTCTTAATTTAAATCCTTGCTTATATAAGTGTGGAAAAAAATGAGGATATATATCAATTGTTTCCATTGCCTCTGCAATAGCTTTATCCATCTCAGGACCATCTTCATGTATGTGTAACACTCTAAGCATTATTCAAAGAATTTATTTATTAATATATCATTACGATACAAATATAAGGATTTTAATTTAGATTTCAAAGTATTTTTTTGAGCCTCTATCAATTCACCTGTTCTAGCACCTTTAGCAAAGAACACTTTTGGTCTCCACAATAATTCATCGGAAATTTCACCTCTAAATGCTTCCCTTAATAAAGGTTTCATATGGTTATTTTCCTTCTGATATAAAGGTGGTATATTTAATGAATATTCAACAAACGGTCTCCAACTATATGGAGTTCTTACTTCTACCGTTCCTCCCCACATAATAGATTGGTTGGTAGTTAAGAAGTTTGTTTTATGAACATCCTCTACTAATTTTCTTCTCGCTTTATCATAATCCTCCGGTCTCCAATGAAACGCTTGAATGTGACCATAACTTCCCCAAATCTCATCGGAAAGGTCTCCACTAAACACAACCTTAAATCCCATCTCATTTATCTTTCTTCCTAATGCAACCTGAGCAATTGCACTACCTAAATTCTGCCACCTAGCTTGCTCAATAACATATAGTGTTTCTTCAATTGAATCCAATACATCTTTTTCAGTAAGAATGATTTCATTTAAGTTTACACCAAATTCTTTAGCCGCAATTCTAGCATATTTTATATCATCGTTAATAGTATTCCCATCACCCATAGACACAACGAATGCTTGTACGTCTGGCTTTCGTTTAGAGAGGAGATACGTTGTAATAACAGAATCTATACCTCCACTTAATATCGTACAAATAGGCACATCAGAAATCATTTTAACACCTACAGCTTCATCTAATAAAGTTCGTATGTTTTTGATAATAGTTTCCCTATCATCATTTATAATTTTAGTAGGTAATTTGTAGTATGTTTTAGTATAATGATACAATGTGGTGTAATCATATTCTAGATATGTTCCAGGATAAACTGCTTTAACTTGTTCTTCAAATAATTCATCTATAGGTAATCCTTTTTTCTCTGAACAAAAAACTAATTTACCATCATTATTTATAGCATACCACAATGGAAGTTCTCCTACATAATCTCTAACTACAAATGCTTTATTTATTCTTTTATCAACTATACAGAATGAAAACATCCCATCTAGCATTTCAAATGAATCAACTCCCATTTCCAAATAAGCATTTAGAATAATTTCAGTATCGGATTTGGTTCGAAATGGGGTTCGTAATGATTTCTTTAATTCTTTTGTTTCAACACTATCCCATAACTCTCCATTGTAAACAATACAAACTTGATTATTCACATCAAACATTGGTTGGTTTGCACTATCGGAAAGGTCTTGTATAGATAATCTATTGTGACCAACTAAGAATCCCTCTATATCAACAAAGGAAGAGTTGTCTCTTCCTCTGTGTATAGTTTTATCTAACCCCACCTTAATTGTTTTATTAGTAAATCCGTTACCTCCTATTATTCCGCACATTCTTCTTTTCGTTTGAAGTATTTTAGTATTATAATCTTACCAATTGAACCAGATAATAAGAATAGAGTAATGGTAATCCAATCTCCTTTTAGAAAACTATCTACCGACCATGCAGTAGAAGCAATCCAAAACATTGTTTGTATATTAAATAATACTACAGATTTTGTTATATTATTTTCAACTACCCATTTGATTTCTAACACTTTAAAAACTGCTAAAGCCAATTGAGTTAGTATTACACAAAAATATATTAAAAGTTGATGCATTATTTATTGAGTATTTGCAATACCGCAATAATACCACTCATAAATTGAATTTCTTTATCTACTACCAATGCATCTTTTGCTGAGGCTTCTGCTAATGCTATAATAACATTTGCAACATTACCCTTTGCGTAATCATCTAATTTATCGTATAGATAAGTGTATGTATCAGTAAAATCAGTTACTCTATTATCTGCAACTAACTGCCTAATATTCATAAACTTATTTCTAAGTTCATCTTTTGATTTAAGTATCTCCACTAATTTAATACGGAAATCCGAATCTACAATTGTAGCACTATCAGTTTTTAATACACCACCTACACAAGCTAATTGACAAGTGTTGATAATTTTTCTAATATCCGGATAATATCCATCTACAATAGGAACTAAATCAGTTGGATTAAATTGCATCTCCTCTTGCTTTAAGATTTTAGCAATCTGAACTGCTACATCTTTTTTAGTTGGAGGTACAATCTGAAATGATTGACATCTACTTTGAATTGGTAGGATGATTTTTTCAATATAGTTACAGGTTAGAATAAATCTACAATGCCTACTAAATGTTTCCATTAAGTTTCTTAACAATGCCTGTGCGTTTGGAGTCATATAATCAAACTCATCTAAGATAACAATCTTATATTTTTTGAACCCAACCCCACTTGCAAAGTTTTTAACTTTATTTCTAACCGTATCAACATTATTCTCATCTGATGCGTTAATAATCATCACATCTGAATCTATGTTTTTTACAATTAATTTAGCTAAAGTAGTCTTACCTGTTCCTGCTTTACCAAAAAACAAAAGGTGAGGGATATCACCACTTTCGATGTATCCCCTTACCTTTGCTTTAAGATTTTCATTACCTACATAATCATCTAAATTTGTAGGTCTATATTTCTCAACCCAAAGTGAGTGAACTTCTTCTTCTTGTTGTTCAAAAAAACTCATACTTTATTGGGTTTAAAATTATGATAATTGTACTTCAACTAAATAATAAGATGAAGTATATCCATCTACTGCGAATTCAACATGTGATAATCCATCCTTAGATACTGCTAAAGTAGCTTTATTTGCTTCTTTATTAGCAGAAAGAATTTCTTTAAAGTATTTCGCTGAGAATGAAATTGGTTTAACTTCTTGAGTAAAATTATCGTTTACTACAATATCAACTCTGTTTGTATTGATATTAGAATATCCAATAACAATTTTTAATTTACCCTTTTCAGTTAATACAGTAAAGTTATCTACATCACTTAATGCACTCTTTGCTTTGATAAATTTATCAATAAAGTTTGCATCTAAATCAATAGAAATACCAAATTCAGGTAATTGCTTTAAATCCGGTACATTTGGGATAACAGTTAAATCTGCTAATTGATACTGAACAGTTGTAGAATCAGATGTTAATGAAAGAGAAATTGGTTTTTCATCAATTTTCTTTAAATCAATCTGTACATCATTACCTAACACATTTAATAAACCTTTTAAGGTGTTTGTGTTATACACACCTATAATAGCATCTTCAAATTCGAAATTATCCAATGTAACTACTCCTAATACAGTCTTATCATCTGATACGAATTTAGTAGAAAGTTTACCACCTTCTGAATTCCATGCAACTGATTCAACTAATCCTGCCAAATTATATTTTGAGATAAAGCGGCTTAAACGATTTTTTTCCATAATTTTTGTTTTATTTTTTATTAATGTAAAGATACGAAATTTATTTCAAACTACCAAATTAAAATGAGAAAAACTTATCAGATTTGGTGATTTTTAGTTGTAAATGCCCCCACCCTAATGCTTTGTAGAAATCCTCTAATTTGTTCTGCATTTCATGCTCAAAAATCTTATCATAATCGATGTAATTTTTGATGAAAGATTCTATCTCTTCCGGGTCGTTTGCCCCTTTGAATCCTATAGTATCTAATCCCAATGGATTTTGCTTAAGATATACCCATTTCATTTTATCACCATTTCTCATAGGTGAATATTTGAATCCACAATTAAAGTGTTTCAACAATTGATTATAAGTCCATGCTGCTTTAACGTGCGCAGGAGTTCCTTTTGCGAATTGGAACATAGCTCCTTTGCTCGGTGTGTATTTAGATAATTCTTTAACCGAACTACTCTTAGCAATATCATAGAATCCAATTAATGGCAACGATGCTTTGAATGTCATAATCTTCTCATCCATTACTTCCTTTGGTTCACTTCGTAGGATATCAATTAATGTTTGTTTCATAAACACTTTGAATGCTCCTGGAAACGAAGAACGAACTACATCCAATCCTTTTACTTGAAGTGTATCACATTTAATACCATTCTCAGCAATAATCCATTGTGCATATCGTTTCTTTGCAATCCAAATTCCAGACCTACTTACAAATTCTTTTTTAATCTGTAATCGGTGTTTATCCTTTGAAACATTTAATATCCTTTCAGAGAATACATCATAGAAATTATTTAAGTAATCCTGTGTTTCTCCTGCAATCCCATCCACTTTCATAGCAACTTCATCATCCGGCATATCTCTCCAATTAGGATGCCTCTTTTCTAATAAAGGTACAGCTGAAAAGAATACTGAATCCGTATCAATATAAATGTTGTAATCACCATCTGTTGTTCCTAACTCTTTATTGTATTTGATGTTAGCCATATCAGCGGTAGATTTAATTACCCTCTGACCTGTTAGTGTTACTGCTTCAGCGTTATCCACATCATAGAATCGAAATGATGGTAATCCTAATACTCCATATAATGAGTTAAGTAAAATCTTTTGTACTAATTGTCGTTTCTTATAGAATGCATATTTTTCAGCATCTCCTTCTTCACCATACTTATTTTCTAACTTACGATACTCAACACGCTTACTGAACCATTCATCTAAGATTGCAGGAATACATCCTATTTTATCTTGTCTATAAATTACACCATTTGATGCAATTGAATTTCCACTACTCTTTAAAAAATCTTCAAACTTATCTCTTGCTATTTGTTTTCCGCTTATTGTATAGAAATCATCTTCTTTTTTAAGATACCTCTGAACATCCCAATTGTCAACCTTTGCCATCTTTGTTTCGGGTGAGATATTCACCGTCATAATGATTGATGGATATAGTGAAGTTAAATCCAAATCATATATCCAATCATACTTACCAACAATCGGGTCTTTTACATACGCTCCGATAAACTTTTGGTCTTTTGCCCCTTCATTTATACCACCCTGTTCTCGCATTGAATCTAACATTCTATCCGAATCCTCTTTCCTCATTTTGTTTGGTGCTACTAAACCTCTTTGTTTTAGGAAGCATAATAACGCACCTTCTAATGAACGAGATGTGAAAAATACATCTTCATAAGCAACGTGTCCGGCGTGAGCAATACCTCTACATAGGTCAATAAATTGTAGTTTTTTATCCATATCTACAATCAATCGAACATCTTCTAAGTTATACTCAATGAACTTTTCAATATCATCTCTAAATAAATCATCCAAATTACCAGAGTATTCAACCTTACCTCTACCTAATTCAATTTTAGCAACGGTATCCAAACGATAGTTATCTAATTCAGTATAGTTGTATTCCTTATATAATACTAAATAATCTAATGCGGATACTCCTCCTATAAACCATTTCTTTCTATACGGTGAAAAGAATACTTCTCTGATAGGAGATAATCTTCTCGCTTGCTTTTCACCTAATACATTTTTTAAACGATTGTAAAGATAAGGAACATCAAAGAAATCGATGTTCCACCCAGTAATAATTGTTGGGTTAATGTGTTCGTATATTGAGAGAAACTTAGATAGCATTTCTCCTTCTGATTTGAACGGAACTACAATTCTGTTTTCCGTTTTTGAAGAAGTCATTGTTCCCTTTTTATCGAGAACTAACACATAATAAAAATCTTCCACCGAATCATGTGCAGCAATAGAAGTTATTTCATTCTGTGCCTTTTCGGTATCAGGTAGACCAGTAATCATCTCTACCTCAATGTCAAAAGTACATACTCTATGCCCTTCCGATGGTATATCTGAATTTGTATATAAATCTACTAATACTCTAGTAACTTCAGGTACATCCGATTCGAATAAACCCTCATCTTCTTTTGTGTATTTGTAAATCTTTGTTAACCTATCACCATAGATACTCTCCCATTCTCCGTTTTGAGCGGGTTTGAAAGCGTATCTTTGGTAAGGTATAGTGAAATATCCTTTTACATCATCCCAAATGTGGACGGTATTGGTATTCCGTTGGTAGTATATGTTTTGATACATTGTAACATTTTAGTGTATCACAAAGATACGAAAATTATACGATAATACCAAATTTATTACCCAATATATTCCTTAATTTTGTTCTCGTAAGTCATCTTTGCATTTACACCTGCTAATCTATCAACTTCTACTCCATCCTTTACAAACACTACAGTTGGTACTGAACGAATTCCGTATTTAGATGCCTGTTCGTGGTCTGTATCTACATCAATTGTTTCAAACACTACATTTGAATATTGGCTTTTAATACCTTCCATTACAGGTGCTAATGCTCTACACGGCCCACACCATACTGCTGAAAATCTTTTTACTTCTAACATGTCTTTTTCTTTTATTTAAATATTAACCTTCACAACTTACACATTCTGGGTCCATTGCTTTTGCCGCAATATCTCCTCTTAATACTGATTCAGTTCTCATATAGTAAAGAGTCTTAACACCTTGTTTCCAAGCTTCTAAGTGAACTTGATTAATCCACTTTGGTTCTGCTATTGCAGGAAACGCTAAGTTTAGAGAAACGGCTTGGTCAATGTATTGTTGTCTAATACCCGCTTGTCTTACTAAATCTAATTGATTAATTTCTTTAAATGTTTTGAATACATCCTTAACTGAATAACATCTACCTTTATGTGATTCTTCGGTTACCTCATTACACTCAACTAATTTACCATCTAAATAACACCACTCATCTAAGAAATCTAATCCCATTACAGAACCACCATCTGCTAAAATCGAATCCCATGTTTCTTTTGTATCAAATCCAATTTTTTTCAATACTCTTCTCAATTCAGGATTTTTTCTAATGAAAGTTCCTTTTGATGTTTGTTCTGTAAATACATTAGCAGCCCAAGGTTCAATACCACTACTTACGTTACCACTCAACTTAGAGTTTGATACAGTGGGTGCTACTGCTCTTAGGTGAGTATTACGGAATCCACTCTCTTTACACCATAGTGGTTCACCATATTCATTTGCTAAATCTCTACTTGCTCTTTCAGATTCAATCTTAATTCCAGAGAAAATCTTACGAGTTTCAAATTGAGCCTGCAATCCTTCAAATGGTAATCCTTTTTGTTGTAAGTAAGTGTGCCATCCTAATACACCTAATCCTAATGCTCTACCTTTTTCTGCTGAACGAACTGCATTTTCAAATCCTTTCATATTCTTAGCTCTTTGTAAGAACTCTTCTAATACACCATCTAAGAAAATAGTAGATGTATAAACTAAATCAGTATCTTTCCACTCATCGTATTTTGCCAAGTTTAATGAACTTAGGCAACAAACAAATGAATGTTGCTCATCAGTATGTAAAACGATTTCAGAACAAATATTAGTCATATGAACTTTCAAACCATTCTTCTTATACATTTCAGGATTTGCTTTGTTCACATTTCCCTTATACATAATATATGGTTCACCGGTTGCTTTTCTTTTTTGTAATATTTTACCCCACTTTCTACGGGCTTCTGAATCACCTTCTTCTAACTTCTTCATAAATCTATCACTAATTACAACACATTGGTGTAAGTTAAGTGATTGACGATTAACATCGCCTTTGGGTTCTCTAATCTCTAAGAAATCTTCAATATCTTTATGTTCGATTTTAATATTTACTGATGCTGCTCCTCTACGAACTGAACCCTGATTTGTTGCAAGGATAGTTGAATCATAGATTTTACAAAAAGGAACTACCCCATCAGATGTACCATTTCCTGTGATTTTAGTACCTGCAGGTCGAATCATATTGATTCCGATACCAACTCCACCTCCGTGCTTTGCTAACAACATTAATTCTAAATTCTTTGAACCGATTTCAAAAATACTATCACCCACATCAATACCAAAACAAGAGATTGGTAAACCTCTATCCGTACCTGTGTTTGATAATACTGGCGTTGCTAAACATAACCATCCTCTCCAAATGTAATCAAAGAACTTTGTTGCTAATTGTGGTTTTTCTAACCTCTTAGCAACTGTCGTAGCAACTCTCCAATATGCATCTTTTGGTTTTTCTCCTGCTTGCAAATATGTTTTGGATATAGTTTTTACATATATCTCATTGTTTCCCCAAGAAGGAAAGTCGACATCAACTTCCCAATCGTATTCTTCTCCGTAATTTTTCATAAACTTTTTTTAAAATAAATCATCCCAATTTTCACCTTCACCTGCCTTACTATAATCAGTAGGTCTCATAGCGAAGAAATCTGTGTGGGTTACTCCACCTGTAAGATGATAAAACCAATCTAATTCGGATGCTTTCTTTTCGTTAAACTCAAAGTAGTCATCTCCACCTTTAATTGGGTTATATCCTAACTCTCCCAATTTTTCATTAACTCTCTTTGTAATGAATTCTTTTAGCTCATCTTTTTTAAGATTATCTAAATCACCCTGTTCAAAAATCTTATCAATGAATTTGTGTTCCAAATCTCTAATGATTTCAGCTGCTTTGTAGATATCAGCTTTTGCTTCTTCTAACAATTCAGGAAATTCACTACACATATGTCTGAATAATTGACAACCCATCTTTGAATGTAGGGATTCATCTCTAACACTCCATTTCATTTGTTGTCCAATTCCTTTTAGTAAGTTTCTCATTTGGAAACTATAAAGAACTGCAAATGAAGAATACAATGCTACACCTTCTGCAAATGCTGAAAATATAGCAAGTGAGCGAGCAACCTCAACTCTAGCCGTATGATTAGTATCCAAATCTTTAGGAGTCCATTCAGCTGTTGTATTCGTTAGTAATTCAAATCTTTCTTTCATAACCTCATCATGCATAAAGCCTGCGAAATCATCTAATCCTAATGTTTCATTTAAGTATGAGTATGCAACTGAATGTATTGTTTCTTGTGAACCAAATGCCATTGCCATCTGTCTAATCTCATGCTTTGGAAACCATTTTGTAACCATACCAGTCCAATAGTCTGATACTGCACATTCCGTTTGAGCAAAACCTAAAAGAATATTTCCAACTAAATGTTTTTCTTCTTTTGTTAAATTCTCATTCCAATCCTTCACATCGCCTTGCATTGGTATTTCAGTATGTAACCAAAATGCCTGCATTTGTTTTAACCAACCTTCGTTATAGTATTCTGGAAATTCAAATGGTTTATAGGCGATTCTATCCGTAAATAATTTGCTCATATTATAGTCTTTATTATGTGTTTATCCTAATAGGGGTAAGAATAAATACATCAAAATCTCTAAAAAGTTTTTGGTTCTTTAGAAATCTTTTTCTGTCGTTTTTTCTTTAGTTTTCTTTAGAAAAATTTTCATCTTCTTCCTCTATCTCTTCTTCTAAATCCTCATTTTCTAATTCTTCTAATTCATCTATTGATGGATATTCGCTAAATAATATTGGAGTTATATCTACTCCAGCATCATCCGTTAATTTCATATTCACTATATTATATTCAATATATTCAATAGCATCATATTCTAACATACCACCTTCTACTAAAATTTCTACTATGGTGGAGTAATCATATACAATTCTTTTAGATGATGAATCATACCCCATTATGGCTTCATCTAATCCTTCTAAGATGGCCATACCGGTTGATATACCATCGATAATGTCTATTTGTTCTTGTGTTAACATAAAATATATTTTATCCCATATTATCTACATACTTTTTATGTAGTAGTTGTTTTTGTAATAACTCTCCATTTTTACTCTCTTTACTCGCTATAATTCCATTTGATGAATTAGCCGCATATACTTCAATGATACCTTTGTTAGTGTTCATCTTTGCAGGGAATGTTAATCCATCTGGTCCAAATCTGTTTTTCATAACGTGGAATCTAGCAGTATCATTCAACTTATCAGTATCTTTTCTACTAACTGATATGATTAAATCTGCGTTCATTACTTTTGCATAACTATCCGCAATTTTATCAGCGTGAATTACTTCACTTTCAATAGCACTTCTATTAGTTTGGGATGCAGTCCAAATTGGTATTTGATACTCACCTCCCATTGCTCTTAAATCAATATAGATACCACCTTGTTCCTGATAATCTGAATTATTTTTTGAGCTAACACTCATCAATAAATCAGCGTAGTCTATAATTATCAAATCGGGCTGAAATTTGGTTGAACGAACCATATCAATGTGTGCCGCAATTGTGTTTGCAGTAATACCCTTTGGTGGATAATATTTAATCATCAATCCACCTTTTAGTTTATCTACCTTATCCTTAATGTGTTCTTTATTATCTCTTAACTCAGCTGATGGGATACCGGTAAAGATTGTATCATATCTCTGCCCAACATAGTTCTGTGTAAGTTCTAATGTATAGTGTAATACATTCTTACCTTGTCTAACTGCTTCCGCACCAATGTGGCAAAGAACCCAAGTCTTACCAACTCCAGATGGTGCAACGATTACTCCTAATTCACCAGGCCCCAATCCTCCATCTATTAACTCATCGATTACATCCCAATTAGTTTTAACGGTTTTTCTATTAACCTCTTCAAAACGAACTTCTATATCTTCTTTGTAATCTAATCCTAAATCATTTGATTGTCCAACTTTAACCGCATCTCTTACTAATTTTTCAATCTTATCAAATTGACCCGTTTGTAATAAGTCAACTGATGTAAGGATAACATTTTTAAAGTTTTGATTTTTACAGAATGTTACGAATTCGTTCTTAACCCATTCGGAATCCCCTCCACTTTGAAGAGCGTAAATTGCTTTTAATTGAGTAAGAACATTTTGTTGAAGTGCCTTATCGGTAATTTTTTGTATCTCCGTTTTAAAGAAATCAGTAGTAGGAGTATTTTTGTATTTAGAAAAATATTTACGGGTTATATCAACTACCCATTTGTTAGTATCGGATTCAAAATATTTTGTTTCCAAAATATCCGAAACTTGCTCTAAGAAAGGTCTATCTGTTACTAAATTGGTTACCACTTTTGTTTGGTAACTCTGTCCGTATTTTGCTAAATTATCTACCGCTTCACTCATACCACAAATATAAGATTAAAATTTGGAATTTCCAAATTATTATAAAACTAAATTACCGAATGATGACCTCAGCCAATCATTAACATCTCCCCAATTTTGTAGTATCTTATATTTCATTCCAAACCCAATGAATTTCATTTTATCCAATGGTTCAACTGATTCAATAAATCTGTCGTTTATTTTAAGTTTGGTAATCCCGCTAATATCCGGGTCTTCCAATTGCATTATTTGGAAATTTCTTTCAATTATTTTTTTACTATCTAAAATGGTTTGAAAAACTTTGTATTCCCCTTTTTGTTCTTCCGCTAATCTCATCAGTTCATCTACTGTCAATCTAGCATCGGTTTCCAATACAGGCAATCTTTTAAGAAGTGTTTTTAATCCACATCCCCTTACACCATCTATGTTATCGGATTTATCACCATCCATTACTCTATACCATATAAAGTTTTCTGCGTGAACTCCGTATAATTCTTTTAATTTATCCTTATCAATTTTTTGTTTCTTCAATGGATTCCAAACGTGGATATTATCCGAAACTAATTGTAGGAAATCTTTATCCGATGAAAGAATTAATGCTCCTTCATCTTCTTTGATAACTTGTTTAGCTAAATAACCTATTACATCATCTGCCTCTATGTTATCATATATCATTGTAGTTACAGGCAATACACCTAAGATGTTAGCCAATGAACTCAATTGCCTTCTCAAACTTACTTGCTCATCTTCTTCACTCATCATATCAGCATACTGACGATTGACTCTGAATTTAACTTTTCTATCCGCTTTGTAATTTGAGAATACTTCTTTTCTTTTTTGTGAGCCCCCCTTACCATCAAATATTACTACTACTCTAGTAGGGTTTTCCTGGCGTATAACTGCTCCTAATGATTTTAGGAATCCAACCATACCACCTGTGTGTTCTCCATCTTCGTTCATTGTTGGGTTTGTACTCCAGCAACGGAAGAACATATTTAAACCATCCACAAATAACACCTTAGAATTTCTAGTTCTAAGGTGTTTAGTGGTATGTTCCAAATTTACTTCATCTAATAAATTCTTGTATTTGTTATTCACTATTCTACTTCGTTTGGTAAATTTGTATCAATTTCCATTGATTCAATATCGTATGTATCTTTCTTATATTGAATAATAGTTGTTTCACAAATCTTTTTATAAATTTGGTCTCTTAACTCAGGTTTTTGTTGCATCATTACAATGAAATCCTTAGATTGGAATTTCACAACTTCACCCGTATCAGTATCTACATACTCATACCAAGCTCCACCTTGCTTAACTAACTTATTATCTTTCAATACAGTTAGCCAGCTACCATAATTATCAATACCTCTATCGAAATAGATTTCAAAATCAGCTGAACGGAGTGGTGGCCCTAATCGGTTCTTAACCACTTGTGCTCTTACTGAGATTCCTACTGTTTTATCCGTTCCACCAATTTTAGTTTTAACTTGTCCAACGTTCTTCAATCTTAAACGAACCGATGCGTGGAAAGCCAAAGCCTTACCACCACTTGTTGTCCAAGGGTCACCGAACATTACTCCTAACTTTTGTCTTAATTGGTTTGTGAAGATAACTGCAATTTTCTGTCTACCAATTACATTGGTAATCTTTCTCATTGCCTTAGATATGATAATAGCTTTATCGGTTGCATAACCGTCTTTATCATAATCCGATTCCATCTCTTTCTTAGTAGAAGCCGCCGCAACGGAATCCACAACGATTGTTACTAATCTATCTTTGTCAGATGTTCTAACTTTTTCAATGATTGTTTCAATTGTTTCAAATATATCCTCAACTGTATCTACACTCACATATAGAAGTTTGGATACATCTACTCCAATTGCATCAAAGAACTCTCTACTTACCGCAGTTTCAGTATCAATCAATACCGCAACTCCACCTTGTTTTTGAGTTTCCGCTAAGATGTGAGCAGAGAGTAATGATTTACCACTCTGCTCTAAACCTGTGATTTCAGTAATTCTACCAACAGGTATTCCACCATACGGGCGATTAGAAATAGCAACATCCAACATAGCTGCTCCGGTTGAAATCCATCCATTTACATTGGTTGGTGCTCCATCGGAATCATCATCTAAGAAGAAGGCGATTTTTTGGTCTTTATTTTTCTTGTTCAGACTTTCGACCAGAATATCTGCTAAATCATTTTTTGCCATAATTATAACTTGTTATTATTTGAATAAATCTTCGAATGCATCCGCAACTTGTTGAGTTGTTTTGGATACAGGTGCTGATGGTGTTTCATCCCAAGGTAACTCTTGCTGAGTAGCCTTATGTGGAATCGCATCATCTAATTGGTGAGGCTTTGTATCGAAGTCAAATGAATCACTTACACTTTTCTCTGTTTTAGCCACAAGTGTTTCTTGTGTAGCAGATTGTGCACCCTCATCAGTTGTGTTTCCAGCTAACCAATTTTCTAAGATTTTCTTCAACTCATCATATGACAATTCTGAGTAGATAGTGGTGATTTCTTTTTCGTTACCAATCAACTCCTTAATCTTCTCATCGTTCTCATGCAACTTAGTAGTTGTAGGTTTAACTCTGATAGTAGTAGTTGGGTAAGATGCTCCACCTTCCGCTGCTGCGTAATCTACGACGATATCTCTACCACTAAAAGGGTCAGATAAATCACCGTAATCTGGGTCTGCGAAATAACCCAATAATTCTTGATAAACTGTCTTACCGAATCCCCAAAACTTAACACCTTCATTTTCCTGACCTCTTACGATTACGGGAACAAAAGTTCTCAATTTTGGCTCCATTTTCTTAGCTTCGCGGTAATCATCCTTTCCACCCATTCTCTTAAGTTTTTCTGCAAACTCTACGATAGGGTCAGGTCTTCCGAATGAAGCTGGTGATAAATAGGATTTGTTGTTGATGTTGTAGTGAAAATACAATTCAATAAAAGGAATATCCTTGTTGAATTTGTAAGGTACTAAACGGATTTGGTGTTTACCAACTGTTGGCTTCCATAGTGAGTCAGCCGTTTTCTGTGTCCCCTGAAGTTTGTTCAGACGGGCTCTGATTGCATCAATGTTTGTTGACATGCTTTATTTGTTTTATGGTTTAAAAATTAAGTTTAAGTTTATAGATATAAATACCTACAAGTAATAAACTTAGAACAAAGATACACTAATATATCGAATATTCCAAGCTTTTTTTAATATTTTTTTACTAAAATATTTCCTCTTCTAACTCTTTGAGATTCAATTCATTACACCCTTTAGTAGTCTTACATTTAGTGTAAGCATCGTGTAATTTCTTATGACGATTGATTCTCTGAAGAACATACCACCCGTCATCGTTTGTAGTGTATATCGATTCCCAAAGGGTTAAGTTTTCGGAATATGGATGTGGTTGATTCTGTGCCCAATTTTTGGCAGCAGTAAACCCTCGTGGGGTTGCAGGAAATTCTCCTTTAGGTGTAGGAGTAAAGAATGAGATGATTTTGTTTAAAAACTTTTTCATGAAACGGAAGGAGTTGAGATTCCCCTATAAATATATACAAATATACAAAAACAATTACTTTATCCAACCTATTTTTTTACCTTCTTTTTTTCTTCGTTTCCACTCTTCTTCTGAGCCGGGAAATCTCCATGCCCATACTATCCAAAATAACATAAATCCACCAATACCAATAAGTGCCGCAGGTTTATGTAATGTAAATAATAGAATAGTATAACTGATAATCATAGTAGTTACCATTATCCATTTTACCTTTGTTGGGTAAATACTTTTTTCTTCCCAACGAATTAAGTGTGGTGAGAATGTTGGGTGAGTGTGCAACCAATGATTTAACTTTGGTGAACTTTTAGCGAAAGCCCATGCCGCTAATATAACGAATGTAGTCATTGGTACACCTGGAACTATTGCTCCTATATATGCACAACCTACGAATACCAATCCTAATGCTCTCCATAACCATACTTTCATTTTGCTTCTTTTTTATTTTTAAAAAATTCTTTTACTTTTTCCTCTAAAAAATTAATTGAGTCGGAATCACCTGTCCAACCTTCATATTTGATATAATATTCAATTAGTTTAGGATTTTCTTCTAACCTCTGTTTTAGTTCACTTAATTTAGGTATGTATATGTTTATATAAGTCATTACTTAGCCCACTTTCCTCTACTAACTAATTGTGCAATGATTCCATATACAGATAAATCCTGATAAGTATCATCTATTGCTTCTCCCACATTATCTTGTTTACCCAATACCACTAATTGTTTTAATCTCTGAATCTTATCATTCATTCTGAACCACAATCCTGTTTGAGATAATTTTCTCTCCTCTTCGGTAACTAATGATGTTCCTACTGATATATTACCTGGTCCGTAATTTGATTGTTTTAAACAGAAGGTTTCATATCCTTCTATCATAATCTTTTTGTATTCCGCTGTCGTTTCCGGATACTCAGCTTCAATTTGAGCTACTATTTCTGGGTTCTTATAGTTGATTGTCATAACGTTTGGTTTATAAGTGTAAAGATAATAAGAAAATTTTATATTTCCAAATTATTTTTTACATTTTACTATCCAAGTTGAATAAGATACATTTATACCCGCTTTTCTCTTTCCGCTCGCATCACCTTTAATTTTGAGTTCTCCCGGATTTGGATTGAATTTAACACAGCACTTTTCATTTATACCATCCAAAACTTCCATTGAAATTCTAGTTCGTGCACCGGTACCACTTTCTACAAATCTAACATTACCAAAGTTATTTGATTTAACGTCTTCATTGAACATCATCTCAAATAACATCCCAGTCTTATTATATAATTTTAATCCTCTATCAAATTCAGCATCCATTTCCTCTTCCCCTAAACTATTTTGATATGATTTTTTAGCCTGTTGATATGCAGATTTTTCACCATCTGTTGCCTTCGTTTCTACATCGGAAACCATTCTTTCAGCCTGCTCAGGACTCTTACCCTGCCCAACTAAAATTTCTATCATATGGGCTCTTTGTGCTTTATAACCTTCCTCCGCTTTATCAATTGCTTCTTTTGAAGGTGGATACTCTCCATAAATAGCATGATAACTATCCATCATTGAATCCAATACTTCTTTTGTTTTTTCGTTATTAAATGTACTTCCATCAGTTTTTGAAGGGCCCGCACTTGCACCACCCTTACCCAATTTAATACTTTCAGCATCACTATCAATAAATGAAACACTATTTGCAGAGTATTCATTTGCATAAAATTCCGCTAATTCTTCTGGAGTTGCGTTTTCCGGTGGGGTTTTTTGTTGATTAAATGAAACTATATCAACAGTTGGGAAGTTTGATGATGAAGGTAAAAATGCCTGATTTCCTTTTCCGATTTCATTCATAAATACTAAAACTTCCGCTATATCAGGACCACCTGATGCTATATCTTTATCTCTTCTTATATTTTGTAATACATTTGTAAGTTTACCTAAATATTCTGCTGATGCTTTTTCTTTTTCCTCTGCACTCATAGAATCCCAATTCGGATTGTTTATGGGTGCGGATTTTTCTATCTCATCTATACTTTTAAATAAGTCTGCATATTTTTCTAAAATTTCTTCTTCAGATAATCCTGAATATTTTTTTATAGATTTTAATATACTTTTTCTAGTTTTATCTATTGTATTCTTAAGGGTCTTTTTTCTATTATCATTGGTATCAGTTGGACCATAATCCACCACTTCCATTTCACCATCTTTTGAAAGTTTATCAACCATTGTGTTTCCTCTTTCAATAGCAGCAATTACTTTCCTAGCTTCTTCGTTTGCCTCCTCTTCAGAAGAACCTTGTTTAATAAATTGTTCAACTAAATTTGTTTGTTCTACTAAAGTTTCCTTATCCGGCACTGGTCTTTTAGTATAAGTAACCCCATCTACTGTTACGCTATTTCCATTTTCGGAAACTTCAAACTTTACTTTTCTGCGTTTTTTATTCATTTTATTCGCAGTCCAATCTTTTTTATTTACATACGCACCAGTTTGGGTTCTAATAGGTAATCCATATTTATTTACCATACTATCATTCCACTCCTCTGCTTTAGTATCATAATCCTCAACCTTTTGAGGGTCTATATTCATTTGGATTTTTTCTCTTGAATTAGAATTAAAATCTCCTTCTGTTTTAGCTATATAAAGACCAATATCATTTCCTCCTCCAACTCTAACCGCTAACCACTTACTTGCAATCTCTAAATCATTAGGGTCTACATCTTCTCCTTTAAGGATTTTGGCAATAGCATCTTTTAATATTTTTTTAGTTGAATCATCCGCTTCAGAATTATCGATATGTTTATTAGCCTCTGCTATACGCTTTTTTATAACATCATCGCTTATTTTCAAATTAGTTCTTGCAGTTGCTACATCTGCATTTACATTAGAATCTAATTCATCGGCTTTTGCAGTCGCCTCCGGTTGGTCTTTTACATCAATTGGTGTTACTTTAACTGTATCACCATTTGGTAATTTTTTTGTTACACTCTTTTCAAATAATAAACTTAAAAACTTTTCATTTTCATTTTCAAATATTTCTCTAACTACACTTTCTGTTTTTACATATTGTGCAGGGCCATCAGGAGTATCTGAATAATAATTTCCACCTACTGGATGTATTACTCCACCTTCTTTTTTATTTGGTTCTTTTGGTGCAGGTACTTCTCCATCTTTAACATCCGCTTTTTTAGCTGCAATTCCCATATCTTCAGCAAACTTATTCGCCATCGGAATCGCATCTTTAATATCCATATCGATTACCGTTGATTTCATTTCAATCGGTGAATCTGGGTGTTTAGCATTGTAAGCTACAATTGCAGCCCATCTGTGGTGTCCATCGATTACATATCCATCTCTACTCACATATATTGGTGCAGTAATCTTTGGATTGGTAGGGTCTTTTTCCAATGCTCCCATCATACCAATTACTTTACCGCCTACTAAATCTTTTTGAGTTGCTTTTAATTTATCTGCGGGAACTTTAGTTTGTAATACTTTAACGTTCTTTTGTTTCAACATTTCTCTGAATACCGGCTCTGTATCTACTTCACCATCCTTATCAGTTTCCATACCTGCTGCTTTACTACCTTCTACCGCCTTTCCTTTGAATTGAGGCATTTCTTCTCTAGGTATTCCCTTATTATCATCACAATATAAGTTAGTTCCAGGAATAGTAATATCACATAAATTGATATCAGGTGCAGGTTCTCCTTTAGCTTCCGCGTCAGAAATCATCTTAGCAACTTTGTCTATATCAGTATTGAATTGTTCCAATTGAGCAGGTTGTAATCCACTAAGTGCTTCCGCATTTGAATTGAATATCTCTTTATCTGCATCAGGCATTTCGTTTGATACTTCATCTGCTTCTACAGGTTTGAATTCATTTTTCTTATTTCTCTTTCTCCACATATCAACGTGAGAGTTTCCAACCGGTGCAATTACTGTGTATCCAGCATCTTCTGCCTCTTTTATTTTTCTATCTAATTCTTTTTGACGGAATCCGTTGTATGCTTCTTGAGTTTTACTTATTTCAGTTTCACCATACCCATCATCATCTCTGTAATTTAATTCATAAAGGTCTTTTTGCTGTGCATCGGTTAGGTTATTCCAATCAACCTCGCCATCAAATTCCGAACTTCCACCTTTTTTAGCCTGGTCGATTAACCACTCTTTTCCTTCATCATCTAAATAATCTTCAGGTGTCATATTTTCGTCAGGACCATCTTGTCCATACATATTTGACCATATGGCTGCTTTTGCTTTGGATTTACTACCCCCTACCGATTTTGCTACTTCATCAAACACAGGTGATTTATCATCCAATACGTCTGCATTTTCATCCCAACTACTTTCTTCTGCATTATCAAAGTGTCCTTTTACTGCATTTCTAATTTCATTTTGTTCTCCACCAAATTCAATATTACCATTATCATCTTTACTCATACCACCCTCACCTACAAACATTACTTTTGTATCTTTAGGTAAAGTTTTTATTTGTTCTATTGTTTGTTTATTACTTTTTTTTCTTTTTCCGTGCTCAACTCCAATAATCAATGAACCATTTTCAGTAGTTTCTACATCTAAATCTTCACCATCTTTACTTTTTCTATTTTTTAATCCCTTTGATACCGTCTCGCTTTTAGTTTTTATATCATCCTCAGTAGGTTTATCTTCGGTATCCGCACTATCTGTATCTTTCTGTGCCTTAAATGCTCTAGCCATAGCTTTACTCTGAGCAGTAGCATTTGGGTCACTCAATACTTTTTGTGGGTCTTCCTTTGCATCTTTCTTACCTTTCTCTACTTCTGGATTTGCTTGAGGTGGGGCAGGTTTTTCAGGTTGTTCGGCTGAAGGTTTATCTCCGGTTGGAGTTTCTGGTTTTTCTTCTGGTTTATCAGCCGGTTTTTCTGCTGAAGGTTCATCTTTTTTAGGCTCATCGTTAGGCTTAGGTTCTTCACCCTTACCACTCTTTGCATCAAATTTGGCTTTCTCTTCCGGAGTTACGGGTCTAAGACTTCCTTTTTCATTTTTAAGTTCAGCCTCTCCACCATTTTTAGATGAATAAAACCCACCTCCTAAGTGAAACTTACCTGGAAATAATTTAGATTCTCCCTCTTTTTCTGCTTCGTTTAGAAACATCTCTTCTAATTGAGGTTTAAGATAACTATACCCCAATTCATCACATATCTCTAATAGAGCAAAAACCTGCTCTCTATCCTTCATATTAGGGAATGGATAGGTTACAGATAATTCTAATAAAAGCTCATTTATGATATTCTTAATATCTGCCATAAGATTAATTAAATTCTATCTTTTCAAAAATTCTTGTAGGAACTTTTCTAATTCCTTGTAAACCCGTTAATATAATACAATTTCTAAATTTATCCCAATCTAAAGAGAATGAGGTATCTAATACTCCTCCGTTTTCTTCTTTAATTAATTGGTTCAATGCATTGATTGTATATAGGGTGTTCGATTGTTTCTTTCTATGTACCAATATAGTGTTGGATAACTGCTTATTTGGCCTGAACTCCACATCGATATTATATGTAATATATAATTCATCTAAATTGGTCTTATTCTGTAGAATGTAGATGTAGTTATATACTATTTTATAATTTTCTCTAATTTGTTGCAATATATCCTGCAAAACTTCTTTATCTGTAAAGGTGCATAGTAACTGTGTTTTCATCTAACGATTTATTTTATACTTTTTATCCTATATAAGTATTAAATATTTCCGTAAGTATAATTTTTCTCCATCTTTGTAGGGGATATTCTATGCAAAACCTCCTCTATTTTGGATAAAAGTTCAATTTCGTTAGTATCAACATCAAATAAAAAAGAATCATATGTGTAAAGAACCAATTTTGTCTTAGTATTTTCCAACAAAATATTCAATTGATGAAGTAGTAAAACATTTTGTTCAGTCTCTAATGCCTGCAAATAATAGTTAAACACTTTCTGAGCATTATGATTATCTATCTTAGTAAATGGTATCCGCTTCCCAAATCTAGTCTCAATAAATCCATTTACTACAAAATTCTTATATAATTTAGTTATGAAATCATTTGTTTTTTGGAAGAATGGTATCTCTAAATTATGAACATCGATTCCACCATACAATTGTTGGAAAGTAATTTTCTTACTATTAAGGTAATCCTCTTCTGTTAACTCATCTTTCCCAAAATATTGTCTCCCTAACCATTCATGTGCAGAACCTTCCGGCATTGGCTCTCCTATTAATTTTGCAATTAATCGAATGTGATATCCATCAAAATCATATTGAACCAATTCTCCATTTTTACTAACAATGAAATCTCTACTACCATCAGATTTCTTAAGAGCCGAATAATTTATTCCTCCAAATGTATTCGAAGGTCTCCCTGTTGTGGTAAAATTATTGTAAAGAGAATACTCATACCCATATGTGGTAGGAATACCATTTGCTTCGATTCTAAGGAACGATGGAATTGTGTAATCATTGTATCTATCAAAACCATTTGAATCGATTCTAGCATACTTAGCGTTCTCCACAACGAAATTCACAACTCCTTTTAGAATAGTTGCAATTGGAATGAATGAAATATCAGATTTGTCCCTATATCCATTGGTAAAAGATTGGTATATCATATCATATGCATAGGATTTAAACTCCATTAAGTGGTATGAAACATCAACACTTTTCCAATTTGTTATTTTGGTTTGGTGTAAGAACCATTTTGTATCGAAGATGTACTTAACTCTATCACTTCTCTCCAATATGGATAGGCTAAGGGAAACACAATCATTGTGCTCTTCCATTATAACCCAACAATGTTCTCCTATAAACACAAAAACACCCAACAGCTTATTGGCTATAGGGTGTTCTGTTCTATTTTTGAATAGAGGGAATATAACGGAATCTTTGGATGTGTATTCATCCATAAATCTTGTCTCAATATCTTTATTTTCTACATAGTAAACCATAGAAAACAAATATACGAAAAATTTTTAAGAATTCCAATATTTTTCTTGTAAAGGTTGCAACTCAATTGGTTCTCTCTTCATATGTGAACCCTGATTGAAGTAAGCTCCTCTTTTAAGATATCCTCCTAATAAGTTTCTACGGAATCGGTTTGAATCGTTTGCTTCTGAACCATGCACACAATGTGAGTGAAGTAAAACTACCTGTCCCTTTTTAAGAACTCCTTCTACCTTACGGAAATCATGTCCTTCTGGCATAATACAAGGTTTACCTCTTTCGTTTCTCCAAAAGTTAGGATTAGTTTTAGCTCTTTCCTCATCCACTTCAATCGGTAAAGTTGGTAAACGGTGTGAACCTTCGTAGTTCCATACTGCTCCATTACCCGCATCGTGGTTATCTAAAGCCAATGCAGTATTGATGATTTCATTGTGTCCACATCCTGTGTAGAATGCATTTTGGTGCATATCTCTACCTAATTGTCCAGGTGGTTTAAAATACGACCAAGTCTGCATACCAACGATTTCACCTCCCATAAGATATGAGCATGCTTCAATAATCTTCGGGTGAACAAATAGTTTCTCTATTTTTTCTGAAATTTTGTGTGGGTATGAAAACGGGTCCCACTCTCCCCACTCTTTACCATCTGGAGTAAGTGTTCCTTTTCTTTCTTGACGAAGTCTTTCTAACTCATCATTTATTTCATCACACTCTTCTTCGGTAAGTAATTCTAAGGTTGTAAATCCTCTGTATCGCCAATCAAACGTAATTTGTTGGACTTCTAAATCTGTAAGATGTTTGAACATAACTTTGTTGTTTATTATAACTATAAATATACGATGAATTATTTAATTTTCCAAATAAATTTATGATTTATATCAAGCTCTATAAAATTGTTTCGGATTAACCAAATATAGATTTAACTCCGGTAATTCCTTTTCTGCCTCTTTAATAGCCATTTGATTTGAACGTATTACCGATGGAATTAATGCACCTTGATTAGTATAAGTATCTTCTAAATTTCCGGTGATTCTCCATTTAAGTGTTGTGGTTTTATAATATACACCGCCACTATATTCATTGAATCTTTGAGAATTTATTTCAATTATTACAGAGCCGGGAGTATCTCTTCTTTGCACAAAATAACGAACAATAATACCTTTAATATAATCCTCATCCGTTGGTGATGGATAATGAGCTTTAGGCATACTATTTTTTATCTTAATATAATTTTTTAATTTCTTATATTGTTCTACTGCTCCCATATTATTTACTGAAAGGTCTATAGTGCCCGATTACTTCTGTTGTCCATTTTGCCGAATCAACGGCATGCTTTATCTCTTCTACTTGAAATGCCCCTTTATTATTATAATAATCAGGTAAACCTATTACTCTATACATATGACCAACTTTAAATCCACTTATACCCAAAACAGTAAAACTAAATTCCACTGGTAATGTTCTACCTGTATATGCCACTCCAAACCCAGTAAGGTATGTTTTAAGTTGGTCTGTAAACATTTTTTTATTCAAACACACGACCGGTACTGCCCATTCATCTAAATTACCATCTCCTATTTCCGATTCACCTTTGAGAGTTGCTTTAGGATGAACTGCTAATCTATTGTTTCTTCTAAAATCAATCCATCCTTGTGTCTTTGCATCTGTTAATGCGGTATCATCACCTTTTGCGGGTGATGATGAATCCACTGTTTGTTTTGCCAATATACTATCAGTTTGGTTTGAGAATAATCCTGTTAATTCATTTGGGTTTTTCAATCCTGTTGATTTTTCTAAATATATTTTTGATTGAGTTGCCTTTGATATATCCATTCCAAATTTTGCAGTAAGAAATACACTATCCGTTCCTGATAATGAAAACGTATGAACACTTTCCTTATCACTATTTCTTAAATTAGAATCTACTATTTTTAATTGACCACTATTTTCTAACATCTGAAATGACCATAATCCCTCCACTGCTTCCGCCATTACAGATAATACTCCATCTAATACTTCTTTGATGGGTTTAGTTTGATTTCTCAATGCCTCTGCTACAATTTCAGAATCCAAAAAAACCCATCGTATATCACCAAATGTATTCGCCGCTAATGTTATCGTTTCATTTCCTTTTGTTACAGTAGCATCTGTAAGAGCACCTTCTACTCCTGGAAAACTAATCTTACCAAGAGAGGTATCCATTGTACCCCCAGCAGTTCCTCCCGCTTTTTTGAAATATTCATTCTCACCTAAATAATTATATGTTGCTTTATTTGGTATAAAAATTCTATCATCGGTAGAAAATATTCCAGGAAAACAACTTATATAAGTGTTGTCTATGTTAACATTAAATTCAGCTGCTCCACCTGATATTTTTACTCTAGATTCGTTTAGTATTTTAATAAATGCATTAAAACTAATATATTTTTTTGGAGTAACCGGACTTTCTGCATCTAACGCTTGAAATGATGCTCCTTTATATGTTATATCACCGGTGAACCAACCACTTTTTGCAGTTTCAGTTTTAGCTTCTTCTAAAATATCTTCCATAAAGTTAACAAACTCATTAAATTCATATTTAGCAAAGTCAGATTTCAATGCCTGAACTTTTGTAGTTCTAACTTCATCCGGCAATTGATTAAAACAATAGTACCAATTATTTTGAAGTCCTAGTGAATTTGGAACTATCTCATATGCTATCGGCTCAGGCTTTTCCCCATCTACGGTTACTGCCGCTTGATTATAATTAAATAAAATTTCACCTATCGTAGTTACCTTACATTGAACTTCAAAATTTTCTCCGTCAATTGAACTATCTCCACCAGTTATAATACCAACCATATTATCATAACATCCACCGTTTGCTTGTCTAATTGCATTTAATGTATCAGGATTTCTATTGTATGAATTTACATTTCCTGAATTAGCTGCTAAAGGGCCAACTGCTTTGCCACTTGCTGCAGTTTTATTCCAACCCCATTGAATGAATACACTAATTCCTGGCTCTAAAAAATATTTAAGTATATCGGTATATTGTTCTACAGTAAAACATTTTATTTTTATCGTACCTGCCCTAAGAGTTCCTCTTTGTGAAAAATCTACAGAAAAATCTGTTATAATTGGTGAAGGTCTAAATCCATATTCTTTATCTAATTTATAGGCATCCCCTATTATATCCGCGTATGTTCCGGATGATATAGTTTTCTGCCCACCTAAATTAGATGTAACATAAATCCAAGGCACCATACCTGATACCGTTACCGGATTCTTTCTAGCATTTAATTCTGTTATTATATAAGGGTCAATACTTTTATACCAAGGGAAACCTAATGCCATAATTCTATAAATTATTTATTATCAAAAATTTATTCTTTGGAATTCTCAATTGAATACCACCATCTAAACCTATATTAGCTCCATTTATATTATTCGCCTGTGCAATAATCCACCATAGTTTACTCTCACCATAAAATTGTTGTGCAAGTAAATCCAATCTATCTGTTTCCTGAGTAATAATGTAAATATCATCATCTCTTTTTTCAATAGTACGAGGTATCACCGTTGTTAATACTTTTTTACCGGTAGCCAATCTTTTTGTCTTTACACTATTGTATCTCATATTATGTTATAGGTTTACCGTATCCGTAAATATTAGCAGTAGTATCATTTCTACTCTCAATAAATGTTAAGCCAACTGCCGCATTTATTATCTTAGGTAATTTATATTCATCCATATTATAATTACCGGTTGAAACTGTATCTCTATCAGTTTCAGTATGAATATTACTCTTTTTATCTTTTTTACTATATATTTCGTTTACATACTTTGAATTAGTAGATAGTGCATCCGATTGCATTATTCTATCTCTAGAAGTCTCATATACCTCAGCAGTTGTAGTAGTTAAAGTAGGTCCTGAGTTTGTAGCATCTTTATAAAAAGTACCATCGAATAAGTACCTACCTCTTTTGTTTTTAACTTTTCCTCCACCTGTTTCCCAAAGGTTTTCACTATCTTCAATCGAATATGTTAACGCATCTATAAAACAAACTTTATCAGTATAGATACTACCAAATGTAAACTTAACTAAATTAGGTTGAACAATTCCACCTCCTGAATATGATGCCGGATATGTTAAGTGTGCTAAATATTCTAATCTTCTCCACATCATTACCAATTCAGATTGAGACATTGCATAAACCTTCATATTGAAAGTTAATTTTCTTTCTATCTTTTGGTATGTATAAAAACTAAATGGCGAACCAATCATTCTACTTTCTTCCCATGATGGAGAGAACGTTTCGTTGAATCCACTTACTATACTTCTAAAATAAACAGCAGAGCCATCTGATACACTTTTAAATCTAAGTGGAGCGAAATCTGTATTTACTAATGTTTTATCATTGAACTTAACACTATTTAATTCTCCCGCAGTTAATCTACCTGTTTGATTTAGAACATCTCTATCGGTTGATATTCCTCTTCTTTTATCTAATGTTTCATCATATCTTTTTCCACCTGATGTAATAGTTTTGGTATTCTTATCTAATGTGTATCTATCTTTCTGCCAATTCTCTCTTTGTAAACTTTTTGGTTTTAAGAAATTTAGAATTCCTTCTTTTGAATTAAGTAATCCACCCCCAACCTTCCCATCGAAGCCTACAAGCACAACAAGTTGGCCATCCTTTACTTCACCACCTCTCCCACCATCATATGGACCCGCCATGTTTATTACATCATCCTTTTTCCAAGTATTATAAAATAATGACAGTTGGAGTTGAGTTGGTTCACCTTTTTTTCGATTAGCAGTTGTATCGGATAATTCAAACCCATAACTACTTTGATTTGAATATCTAGTTTTACCAAACTTACCATCTTTGTTATTAAATCCAAAAATAGGTGAATTAAGTGATATATCAAATGTATTTTTTGAGTCAGGTAAAGTTTGAGTTGTCATTGATGCCTGATATGTATTTCCAAAATAATACTTTTGGTTAAAGTTATCTAAGCTTCCCGATGTTATTACTACAATTTTTTCTTTTCCAATTAATGCATTTCTAACAACTCCTTTAGCTAAACTCAATCCACCACCTATTACTCTTTTAGATGCCTGTTGAGGAGTTCCTGTTCCGGTATCTTTTAAGTATCTACCAAATAAAGTACCAGCTGCATCTTTTCTAATTTCAGCTAATGTTTCTGGTTTTCTAGGTGCCGCTTCTAAGAATTTTGGATTTGCTCTTAATGATGATGGGTATATTATTCGTGGTATCCCTAAGAAACGATTTACCTTTCCAACGAATCCTTTATTACCCTCTATCTTATTTGCGTTATCTAATATAGCAACCAAATTTGCATTAGCTTCACTTGTTTTAGCCGCTTTCATACCATCAACCACATCAGTTGATTGGTTAGTTATTCTAATTAAATCAGTTCCGTAAAGTGCAGTTTGGTTTACAAATGTTCTAACTCTGTTACCATTTGTTTCCTGCTCAAATGCAGTTTCTTTTAATGGGTCTCCCGTTCCTAATATTCTGGTAAAAAATGCACCTACCTTATTATTTCTATCAATAAGAAATTGACCTTCCTGAGGTGTTCCACTCGTAGGTTTATCTTGAGGTATTTGTTTTGATACCGCTTTACTTTCAAAAAGTTCTAATATTGATTTTCCCATTATTTATTAAGAAGTTACTGGGTTTTTAGATGCTGCTGAAGCAACTTGCGCAGTAACCAATCTACCATCCATATAAACTGCAACCTTTCCTGATGCTAAATCAGTTCTTAATCCTCTTATTTCTGTTATCATTGAATTAACTAATCCTGCTATTGCTCCACCGCCTCCAGCCGAAGCGTTTCCACTTACACCACCTTCTAATGCATCTGATATTCCGACACCTGCTGCAAAATCATCATTTGGTGATAATTCAAATAACCCACCTTCTTTAGTTGATATACGGGTTTTACCATCAGCAGGAGAATTCACATCACCTGCTTTTGAGAAATAACTTTTACCTAATGCATATGCTCCAGCCGCTGCAATTGCACCTAAAATAGGTCCAATGTATGGTATTTTGGCTACAGATTCATATGCTGTTGTAGCCATTTTAGCAATTGATAGCATTAAATCTTTTCTACCTGTTGCCGAGCCTAGATTTTTTACGAAGTTCAATGCCGATTGAGCTGCAGCGGTAGCGAAAGTTGCCACAGTTTGGTATGTTTGATACAACCAACCTTCTTTTGATAATTGATTTCCTATAAATTTAACCGCATTAACCGCTCCATCCGCAATAACCTGTCTATTAGTGTATGCCAATACAATCCCTGCACCTATTCCCGCTGCAATAATATAATCATAATATTGCTTTGCATAATCTATTAATTTTCCAAATGAAGATACTGCATAATTAATTGGTTTAAATGCATAGTACATTATTGTACCCAATGTTTTAAATATAGGAACTATTACACCACTAAGTACACTTACTAGACCACCTAATACATTTACTACAAAAAGACCTAAAGGTGCAAACATATCACTAAATGCAACTCCTATTGCTGATAACTTATTTCCTATTTTAGCCATCAAATCTTGCATATTTTCTTGTTGCTTCATTCTCTTAGTCTGAGCTACCAAATCTTCTTCACTTACATCGTTTATATCTATTCCTTTATCTAATAATGCATTCGCTGCTGCTAATTGGTCTTTACCTAATGTACCAAATTGTTTTCTAATTCTTTGTTGATTTACTAAAGAATCTAATTCCATTCCAGTTGTTTCCTCTATTTGTTTTTTGGTAATTGCATCTAATTGACTAAGGTCTCCCATTTGGTCTAATTGCTTAACCATTTCTTGCTGAGCCCCTAACGTATCACCTGCAAAAGCCAATTCTCTAGCTCTAGCAAAATTTAAATCTCTTCCAACTAAAGCACTTAATTCTAATTCTTTTGTTATACTATCTTCAAAATCTAAAAGTTTTTCTGATACTGCAGCGGTTTCCTTCATAGAAGTTCCTAATTTAGCAGCATTAACCGCCATCTTAGCAAGTTCTTTTACACTACCTCTATTATATATCATTATCTCCTTAGTATTTTGAGATAAATCTTTAATTACAGTATCAGGTGCAACAGCTGCCAAATTAGCCATTTCCACAACTGAACCCGCTAAATATTGAGCCTGTTGTTCTGATAACCCTCCCATATTTTGGAATAGTTTGTTAACCCCAGCTACTTCCGCGCCGAATACACCAAATTGCTTTGACATCATTGCAACCGACATTGCAGTTGATTCAGCTGGTATGGATAAATCTGAGAATTCATTTGTGAACTCCGACATCGCTTTACTCATTTCTCCTGCGGTTACCCCTATATCCAACATACCCATTTGAGCATGATGTATAGTAGATTCTATATCATGTAGATTAATTCCCGCTAAACCCGTTTGAACTTTAAAATCTGTTGCCGCTGCTTCTAATTCATGCATTCTAGCAAATCCTGCTCCTATTGCCAATCCTATTGCAGCGATTGCTAATACAACTGGATTAAGAAGTGCTCCAAATGAAGCAAACGATGCGTTGCCCGCTGCTCCCAACGCTTGAAACCCAGTTTTACCTTCAGATAATGCTTTACCAAATCCAACTTTAAATGCTCCTGCCGATTCTGTTATAGCATGTTGTAAATGATGAACAGGACCTTTTGCTATTTTTGCAAACATGCCCCCTACTAATGGTATATCATTTAAATGATGTTCCATTCCTGTAAGTATGCCATTGACACTTTCGGCAGTATGGTCTGCTGCATCACCAACTGCTTTAATAGCACTTATACGTTTATTCATTACATTAAGTGCATCAATCTGAAGCTGCATTTGAGCACCTAAATCGGAATATATACTATATCCAGTTTGTTTATATTTATCTTCTAAAAAATTTCTCTCTTTTTTGTATTTGTTTATTTGAGTTACTAATGATTTTTGGTCAGATAACCCATCTGTTCCTTCTCTTAATTGGTCAATGTGTTTTTTTCCTATCGGAGTCAAATTCGCATAGGTATCCGCATAGATATCCATTTGCCTTTGCATAATACCTATCTGAGAAGTACTAACTTTTAGAAGGTCTTGATATTCCTTCTCTAAATTATTCCTTTCTTCTGCACCACCATTATCATGTCCGTTTCCACTCATTTAGAAATAGAATTTATTATAATCCAACCATTTTTTTAAGCTCCGGGTCTACTTTATACCCTCTTTTTTCAACATCAGCAATACTATTTTTAAGATTATCCATAGCTCTATCAGCTGCAGTAATCTTACTCATAATATCACTATCGTTTTTGATTTTGTTTGTAAGATATTTGTTGAAAATCCATTTAATTATACCTTCATTCATACCCTTATGTTTAGTAAGAACTTCGGTTAATTTAGCTTTTTCTTCTTTTGTTACTTTTAATTTCATTTTGAAGTATGTTTATACTCTTATAAATATCATTATAAAAAAAATGAGAGTTATCTATTAACTCTCACTTTTGATGGTGTCTTTGGTTTTCCGGCTGAATTTGATTGCTTTTTCATACTATCATTTTCAGTTTTTTTAGCATCCGCTAATTTCTTATAATAAAAGTTCCTCAAATGAACCGGAAGTTTATAGACCTCCAATTGAGTAAACCCATTTCCATAATAACATAATTCAAATATTTGATTATGTAATTGAACCGAATAATTAGAGGGAAGGGTAAAAAAAGCCTACGCCCATTGGAATCGGACGTACCTCCTTTTCTCCTGTCTCAGGGTCTTCGTATTCGTATTCCATAACTACATCAGGAGATATTTCTTTAATAAACTCTCTCATTGCTCTAGTATCTCTAGTTATAAATCTATTATTGATAAAATCTGTTATAGATTTCATATCCTCTTTGCCATCTACCGATTGTATCATATAACGATAACGAGTTGTTAATTCTGCACTAACTCCTCCTTTATTAAATTTAGATAATGCTTTGATATCCGCATCTATCTTACCCTCATCTCCATGAGTTAATAGTTTAATAACTAATTTATTACCGGATGGGGTTGTGAACTCATATCTATTATCTCTTTTTAATTTAGTAGAATCGATATCTTTTGTTCTGATACTGGTTAAATCTATATGAACCGTCTCTCTATCATCACTATTACCATATGTTTCAACTTCATATTGAGGTCCATATGCTAATATACGAGTAGCTAACATAATAGCATTCTTATCTCCGATTAAAATATCATCGATATTAATACTTTTTTCAACTATAATGGATTCAAATAATTTATCTAACACAACACCTTTTTTAATAAGGTTTTGTGAAGATAGAATTTCCTCCTCCTTAGCCGTCATATATTTGATTTCTATTGTACCCTTTGATAATGGGTTTGATTCTGGGTATGCTTTACCCTCTGATGGGAGTGTTATAACCTCCGTTGGAAAATCGTAATTGGTTTCTGCCATAATAATAACTTATTGTTTGTATATAAATATATATATCTTAATTTTTCAAAAAACAAAAAACCCCCACCATTTCTGATGAGGGCTGTCCTTCGGTAGCATCCGTAAGGAATATTATTTAGAATTCTAAGATTGCGTAATCGTAAGTTAATGTGATTTCGATTGTTGCAGGGTCTGTAGCATTACTCCAATCTAACTCACCAAAGTTCGCTTGTTGGATATATGCACCTTTTAATTTCCATTGTTCAATCTTATCACCTACTGGACCTAACATATAGAAATCCACATCCTTCTTATAGAATTCTGCGTATCCATCTCTACCTGTCAACGATTCATGTGATGTTCTAATCCACTCCATTACCGCTTGTGCTCCAGATGGAACAATTGGGTCGTAAAGTGTCATAGATAAATCTTGCCAATCACCTTTACCTTTTAACTTTCTTTTGATGTTGATATGGTCTAACACTACAGTTTCAAATTGAATTGTAGGTCTGTTAGCCACTTTTACTAAGTATGAAGGAATACCATCTATTTCTACGATGAATCTGTTTTTCATCTTAGGTTCGAAATTGGTATAAAACATTTCGTTAAATTCTAATACTTCTGCCATTTTTTATTTCTTTTATATAAATATCAGTTATTGAAATTATACACTAAATGTTGCCCCCGTCGGTAAGATGTTGAAATCAATTACGATGAATTCAGCCGTCTTAGAAGGTTGTAAAAACACAGAACCTTGTAATATGTTTCTGTCGATTACATCTGGTGTATTATTTGTCTCATCCATAACCACTCTAAATGCGTAAAGTCCTTGTCTTTGTTGAACTGCTTCTAAGTAAGGGTTTACAGTATTTAAGAATTTACTTCTTGTTTGTGCCGTATTTTGTTCGAACACTAAGAATCTTGAAGTAGATGCAACAAACTTCTTTAAGTTAATTAACAATCTTCTTACGTTGATTCTATCCAATGCAGATGCTTTATCTTGTAAAGTTTTTTGTCCAAATGCACTAATACCTTGTCCAGGGAATGTTGCGATTGGGTTTACTTTACCTTCATATAATGTATCTCTTTCTGATTGAGTTAATCTATTCAATACTTGAACTGCTCCTGCAATCCCACCTCTATTTAAACCAGCTGGTGCGAACCACTCAGCACCTAATCTATCATTCTGTGCATATGTTCCTGCTAATAATACTGATGGTGGAACTGCTACTAATTTGTTTGTATTTACATCGATAGTTTTAATCCAAGGATAGTATGTACCTACATAGTTAGAATCTTCTCCTGCTGCTTGCTCAACTGCTTCTGAAATAGTAGCACCTGCACCAGCAAAATCTGCAATGTAGAATACATCTTCTCTTTCTTGACAAATATCGATTGCCTTCGTTGTTACATAAGGATGATATTGTCTGATAATACCAGGAGTGATTAATAAGTTGATATCATATTCATCAGGATTTTGAACAGCGTTTAATGCTTTAGCATAAGCTACTGAACCACTTGTCGTTGATGATGCACAATTGAATCCTTGTGTATTCGTTGCACTAATATCTTCTCCCTTATTAATTGTTATAGTTGGGTCAATTCCATCCCATCCACCTTGAAAAGCCAAAGTGAAGTTTCTCATTGCGACTTGAGTTGAATCAGTTGTTTCAGCCGCACTTAATCCTAATCCGTATCTTGAGAATGAAGTAACTCCTTTAGGGTTGTCTAAACCGAAAGAGTAGTTAGCACCATTTCCAGAACCTACAGGTAACGGAGATAAGTAATTTTTATTATTATCAGATACGATTGCAGTTTCAAAATCAAATCCACTTGAGAATATTGATGAACTGAATGAAGCCGATGTGAAAGTTACAATTGGAAATAATGCAGTTAAATCAGTTGAATCAGCTGCAATACAATTAACAGGTAATTCATACTTATCATGTCCATAAGGAATAGCAGTTACAGGATATGTAGTAGTTGATATTTCAACTCTAATAAACTTACTTCTATTTTGATAATCTCCTGTTTCAGTAATTTTACCTACTGAATCAATTGTTACATCTCTATCACCAATTCTTCTTCCAACAAAGTTAGGAGATGATGGGTCTAATGTTAAATTATTATATTGTTCTAAAATTGATTTTCTCTTATCTGTATCACCAAATGCTCTTAATACTAAACTGAATGTTCCATAATCTGAACCATTTGAAGATTTGATGTTAGAAATTTGAACTTTGAATCTTACGTTCTCTGTGTTTCCATCAGCTATAGTATGAATTCTAAATAGGTTATATCTAGTTGTTCCATTATATAATTGAGATTGAACATATGGAGTACTTGCATTACTTGCATCAGCAGTGAAATTTTGTGCAGATAAAGTTTCTGAATCCGATGCGAAAACTACATCGCCATCAATAGTTGAAGATGATAAAGCGGTTTTAGTATGGTCAAAATAAGTATAAGCGTATGCATCTCTGTTGAATGAAGGTGAAGTTCCTAATACATCATCAATTGAATCAGCTGAAGTCTTTTTCATATCCATTCTATATTGACTAGTAGAACCTGTGATAGAGAATACTCCAAACTCAGCCGCACCAACTAATGTACTATTAGCTATAGTAAATGATGCAGATTGTGCAGATGAACTATGTGCTAATACTGCTACAATTTGTTTAACTCCAGTACTAACATCATTTGCAACAACTGCTAATGAACCTTTTTGAGAGTATCCACCGATACCACCAACTCTTACAACAGTTACAGCACCAGCATCTCTTAGATAGTTCTGAACTGCATATCCTGTGTAGTAATCTTTTGGAGTACCGAAAATACTTTCATACTCAGCCTGTGTTGTTATTAAAGTAGGGATGAAAGCTGGTCCTTTTTCAGTTGGTCCAACTATCGCTGCTCCTATTTGCGATATACCTTGTGGTAAAAAAGAAAGGTCGTTCTCTCTTGTAAATACACCAGGTGATACAATTTTTTCTGCCATGTTATCTTTATTTAAAAATTTTTAGATTTCCTCTATATAAATATCAAAAGAAACTTCCAAAATATTACTGAATTGGTTTAAATTCTCCAGTAATCAAATCTATATTCCCTTCTCCGTAATTATTCTTTAGTTTTTCGAATAATACTTCCTCTTTTTTCTGAATTTCTTTAAGGGTGATGTAGTTTGATTCGTTTTCTTCTTCCAATTCTTTTATTCTCGATTGAATAGAACCAATACTTGCAAATACGTTTGCAAATTCATTTCGTAACTGAACTATTTCATTTAGTTCATCTTGAGATAACAATTTGTTTTCCATTTTTTTGTTTTGTTTTAATTATGGTATATATCTATAAATATTACGATATTTCCGTAACCTTATATTTAGCACCAAAATTATCTAAACTTTCTAATTCTTCCTTTTTTTCGGTAGCTTCCACCTCCGTTTCGAAGAGTTCAATTCCATCAAAGGTATAATCTTTAGAAACGTAAATCCTTTCGATTACCTTTCCTTCACTTACTAATTGTTTTGTTATCTTAAACATATTATATTATTTTGTTATCCTGTCGCAGTTGAACCAAATCCACTTTGTAATCCTGCGAAGTTTGTTTTAGCCCTCGCAAAAATAGTAGAACCCGTCTTATAGTTTAATGTATTAGAACTATATGCTGTAAAAGTTGCTAATATAGTACTAAATCCACTATCAGATGCTATCTGTATATCATAAGAGAAGTTTGCAGTAATCGCAGTTGAACCAGGAGAAACTACTGCTGAATTCGTACTTAATGTTAAAGTTTTATATGCATCTCCACCAATAATTGTTCCCAAAATTGATATAGTTGGGTTGGTTGATATTGAATACCCCGCTAATGAGTTTGCACCCTTATTGTGGGTAACAAATCCATTTACTATGTATGTATCCACATCTTCAACATCTATCGATACAACCTCTAATGTGGATGATTGAACTTCATTTGCAATTATCTCTACTTCCTCTATTTGGTTCTCACCCAATACTTTTATTAATCTATCTCCAGGTTGAAGCAATCCTAATGGTTTGAACTTATAAACTTCTTCGTTTATATCAAATATCATCATAGGATGCTCACCATTTCCTCTAACATCACCTTTATCAGTTCGTATTATATTCCATCTATCCACAAATGTATATGCAACATCCTTTACATAAGCAGGAACTAATATTCCTCCTGGTGTATAATATTCCCAATCATAAAAATTGAAATCATCCTGTTGTTGAAAATGTGGAGGGAAATATGCTTTTACGACATCCTCTTCTACTAAATCACCTGCTTTCTTAAATGTACCATCCCACATCTCAATCATCTCATCTAAATGTAAACATAATCCACTCGCTCCCGCATAATCATCTACATTGTAAATGGTTTTTGTCATAGCTACATTATAGCTTGATGCATGGTCATTATAAAGGTCTCTGAATGTTGCGGTTAATGTTCTAGCCGTTGGTGCAGCTAATGTAGATGAATTACCTATAGCATTAGCAGTTACCGTTGGGTTATAAGGAGGAAGAGATTGAATTGTAAACTCTGCCCCTACTGATAAACTCCATGTGAAATTATTATATTGAGAACCAACTCTACTTAGGAATCTAGTTCCAGCATTTGTAAAGTTCATATTAAATGTTTCCGCAGTTGATTCCTTTACATATGTGAATCCTGATATAGTTGAACCTACCGCATCTATTGTGAAATCCGAAAATGCAATTGGACCGGTAGTTGTACCTGCCGCAGTAGCAATGGAGTAGTTAGAAGTAGCCGTATTACCTGTCGCTGCTTTTAAATTCGATAATTCTAAATTGTCTCCCTGAACTCTAGGCATTATATAAGTTTGTTAATTGTTCTCTCCAACTTTGTTTTGTATTGAAACGTTGTGCTAATAAATATTTAAATTTATCAAACTCTTCTTTTTTCTCTTCATATGTGAGATACCCAATACTATCATAAATATCTTTAAATTCTTCTTTAGTACTAGCTCTAAACTTATAAGGTATATCTTCACACCAATCTTTTGATATAATAGGTAATTTACCCCAATCTAAACTTTGAAATATGGAGAACCCAAATGGCTCAGCAGAAAATGCACAATGAGATATACCCCAATCCATACCATAATATATTTCTTCAAATGGGCTTTCATATTGAATTTGTTTTAAGTTTTTAAAGTTTATATCAGTTGTATGTTTCCAAGTCTTCTGAAAGGTTCTTATATTCGTAAACATAAATCCTCCCAATTGGTCTAAATAATGTGGGTTCTTTCTACTCTCACATCTCGCAGTAAATCCTATGAAATTTGAATCAGATAATTCTTTATTATGAATGAATTCGTAATAAGATGGGATACTAACTGCTCCTTCAAACTTCTCACCTTTCAATTCGTATAATCCTATCCATACTTTGTTTTTAGCATATGATAGTATTTCCGTTTCCCACTTTTGAGAATAATAAGGAGTCCAACCAAATGGTAAATCACTTATACCGGTTTCTACTACAACTTTATCTAAACAATTGTGGATTATATAGGAATGTATTTTATCCCTATTCTCTTCTATTAATTCCAATGGAGTGTAGTGAGCATGTAATATATTAACTCTCCTACACTCTCTAAACTTTTCTTCAAAAATATCTCTGTGATTTCCGTTCTCATCGTTATACCAATAGTGTTCGATTGGTATATCAAAATTAAAATCAGTTGGTTTAGTTCTATAAATAAGTAAAACTGGCTGAGTGTTTAAGTCTTTACTTACCTCACTCAACCAGTTGTTTACCCAAATATCTACTCCCGTACTGATTTTACCTATTCCTGTGGTAAAATAAACATCGTACATCTTATAACCCTCTTGCTCTTTTTAAATTTTCTACTTCTGATTTTAAGTTATCGATTTGTACTTGTTGCTCTTTCATACCTTCGATAAGAAGTGCAACTAACTTATCATACTTAACCGCTTTATATCCACTTTCTCTCGTTTGAACTAATTCTGGAAGTATCTCCTCAATTTCTTGTGCGATAACTCCGATATCATGTCCTTCGTGTCCATGTAATTCAACGTTTGAAATCCAATCGAATTCATATCCACCTATTCTTAATACCTTAGCCAATGCGTTTGGTATATTTTTGATGTTCTCTTTAAATCTTCTATCCGATGAAGAGTAAGCTACGATATCATTTGCCGCATCGATTCTACCACTTGTTGCACTCGCCGCTACTCCAACTCCTAATGAACCAACTCTAAAGTCAGCCGCAGTATGGATGTTTTGAGGTAATGATAATGATGCAGTAAATGCTCCGGTTGCAGTTACGCCTCCTACAGTAATCTGATTGGCAGTTCCTGTTATGTTACTTGCTCTAGATAATGTTGGGATAACTAATGAAGCAACACCGGTTGATGGATTGATTGATACCTCACCACTAACAAAGTTAGCAACAGTTATTCTAGCTCCATTAGTAAAGTGTGTAGAACCAGTATTCAATGAAACAACATCTGCTCCAACTGATATACCATCCCCTCCTCCTACCGCTAAAGTATGAGCAACACCTTCTCCACTTGTCGCACCACCGGTCAAACCACTTCCAGGATTAATACTTGCTACATAATCTCCAGCCGTATCAGTTCCTAATGTAATTGAGTTACCCGCGATTGTTGCAGTACCATCACTTGCAATCGTAATATCTCCTTTGATATAAGATACAACCGCTTGCTGAGAACCAGATTGGAAATGAACTGATTGTGTATCAATAGTGAATGTAGTATCCGTTTGGTTACGGAATACTGAACCACTAATACCACTACCCGCGATAACATTAAATTGTAAATCTCCTTTATGAAGAGTTGCACTTACTTCACCTCTAAAATTAGAAGCCGAAGCACTTACGAATCCACTTGCACTCATATTAAGAGAAGCGGTTATTGAACCAGTTACTCTTAAATTATCAGAGAACCACGCAGTAGAACCTGTGATTGGTCCAACGAATGATGAAGAACCATAAAAACCTTCACCTTCTATTCTTAATCCACTTGCAGTTATTACACCACTCGCAGAAATACTATTGTTAAATGTAGCTAATCCGTCTAATATTGAATTACCCGTTGCTCTAAAGTTTCCGTTTGATTGGATACCTGCACCTGATATAGAATTACTAGCTGAAATCGCATTAGTTACGGTTAATTTTCCACCAACTAATCCAGTTCCATCGAATTGAACATTTGATAATGCTCTAATTTCACCTGCTGACCAAACACCACTACCTGTGATACCTTTACTCGCAGAGATGTATTCTTTACCACTTATGTTTCCAACAACTTCTAATCCTCCACTTATGTTAGTTGCATTTTGTACAAATAATACAGATGCAGATACCGTTCCACTTGCAGTTACATTACCTCTCAATGAAGTGTTACCTTCTACAAATAATGCTCCACCACTAATGTTTCCACTAGCTGATATATGATTAAATGATGCTGTTTGAGCTACTAATATCGTAGATGAAGTAATTGCTCCGTTTACAAACAATCCACTAGCTAATCTCATATTAGTTTCAGCATTCGACCATGAGAAGAATACGTTAGCACCACTTATGAATAAACCGGCTCCGTTTGCAGAAACCGATGTAGTTGAACCACTAGCGATTTCAATTAAACGGTCTTCAATTTTTAAATCTGAAATTTGAAGTTGAGTTGTTGTACCCAATACATTCAAATCACCTTGTATAGTTGTTACAGATGAAACTCCTGTTCCCGCAACGGTTATAGCATTTTTTAATGAAGAAGAATAAACTTCTAATGCACCGGTTGCCTGATTAACTGAATTTCTAAATGCACCTAAGTTAATACCATTAATTGTACTTGCATTGAAATCACCATTTACAGTGAAATTCTTATCTAAGTACATATACTGATTAGGATGGTCCCAATAGAAATTAACATCCGCACCACTTATGTATAAACCTGCTTTATCAGATGCCGCAGAGGTTGTTGAACCACTATTAAGTTCAATCTGCTTATCTTTAACTTGTAATCTATCAACTCTTAGCTCACCTAATGTACCTCTAACTTGTAAGTTATTGAATATAATTAAATCACCATTACTTTCAGATACCGCAGTTCTTAATGATGCAGTATATGCGTTTATTGATGAAGAGAAATTATTATGTGAAGGTGCGAATTCTCTAATTAACGTTCCATCAACAGTTCCTCTTACTTCAATATTGTTATCAGAATAAAGTGTATCTGAGAAATTGAAACTTTGAGAACCATGTGACCAAGTTACATATGCATCAGCACCACTAATATAGAAACCTGCCCCATCTGCTGCCGCTGAGTTCAACGAACCACTTGCGATTTCTATGAATTTATCTACTATCTTAACATCACCAACTTCTAACAATACTTTAGAACCGGTTACTCTTAACGTACCATGTACTATTAAATCGTTTCCGTTTGTATTAATAGCTTGTTTTAATGAAGCAGAGTATGAGTTTAATCCACTCAATGCCAAATTAGTAGAAGCGGTAAATGCGTTAACTGAACCGGAGAATTCATATCCATACTCTCTAATTTGTATAGATGAACTTATTACTTGTTCGTAATTTATTTTTTTCTTAATACCTTCTTCAAAGTGTAAAGATTGTGTTGCAATTTTTACAGTAGCCGATGCACTACCATTATAGTTGAAGTAATCAAATCCACCTGCATTTCCACCGGTAATAGCAAATGCCAAATCAGCAGCTCCAGTAAATGAACCTGTGAATGAACCGGTTAAGAATCCGTTTCCACTAAATGAACCCGTTGCACTTAATGAGTTAAATATTGATAATGATGTTCCTTGAATAGAACCTGTCAATCTACCACCGATAGAACCGGTTACTACTAAATCATTTGTCATTCTTACTACAACTCCGTTATCGGTCATTGTAGAAGATGTTAAGTTGTTACCAGTATATTGAATTACAGGAATAGTTCCCATCGGTAATCCTTCTTCGTTACCATATAATCCACCATTAACAGGTCCTCCTATCATTAAAGATGAAGAACGCCCATCATTTTGTGCAATTACCCAGTTATTATCTACACCATCATAGAATAATGAACCGGATGCATATACGTTATTTGGAGGAGTTCCACCTACTACAGAACCAGAATCATATACAATCAATCCACCGAATCTAACTACTGGTGAAAACTCTCTTACCGCAATTGTATTTTCCGCAATATCTAAGTTAGATGCGGTAATAGATGTAATAGTTGTACTACCCTTTACATCAAAGTTACCATAGATAGTTAAGTTACCTGATACTTGAGCGTTTTTCGCAACACCTAAACCTCCACTTACTACTAAAGCTCCTTCATACCAATTATCCGATTGATTTGTAACACCTACAACAGTTCTAGCTAATTGATACGAAGCAATAGCCCCAGTCAATGATTGAGAAACTGCTGCACCTCCATTACTACCATACCATATCCAATCTTGTGGAAGGTTAGGTAATCTGTAGAAAGTTCCTGGATGTTCTACCAATAATTCACCATCGTTGATATTGATTCTACCAACAACAGCTACGTTTTGTACATAGAATGAACCCGTAGGTAATTCAGTTGTTAACCCTCCATTAGGTCCAACGTATAATTGTTGTCCAGATGTTAATGCAGTTGTATCATAGTTTGTTAAGATACCCAATGCAGTTAATGAACCTGACCCACTTTCTAATAAATTATCAGCTGCCAATCCTACGGCTGGCATTTTATTTAATTGAGATGATGAAGCTGCTCCAACTATTGTTAATCCAGTTCCCGCATCAAATCCTTTTATATATAATGGAGTACCCTTTGCAATTGGTCCACCATTTCCTATATTTACAATTCCAATCGAAGTTCTATCTGTGAAACCAAAAAAGATTCCACCTGCTCCATCACTTCTTAAAATTTTACCTACACCTTGTGCATCACTATTTGGATATCTTAATCCACTTGCAGTGAAAGGTGCTTGTATGTTAGCAAATTTGAATACATCTAAACCTCCACTCAATATAGTTGAACCTGTCACAGATAAGTTTCCGCTTATCTCAACTGTCGGGCCTAAGTTTGTAGAATTTAAGATGAATAGGTTTCCACTTATTCTAGTATCTAATTTGATATCAACGTTTCCACTAACAGTCAAATTACCACTTACAATTTGATTACCTTTAAATGTGTTTGAACCGGTTGTCGCAGATGTAGCCAATAAGAATCTAACTGATTCACTAACACTCTGAGAGAACGCAGTAAATTGAGCTCCATCTGTAGATTGTGATGCAAATACACCAAATACTACTTCTACCGGAGTTCCATTACCACCTGTCAATCCATTACCAAATGTAGAAGATGAAATCTCTAATGCAGTTAATGAATGTGTTACAATTAAATCTCTACCTAATGAACGGGATACAATTTTAGAACCACTTAATGTGTTAGTTGAAATTGTATCAATTGTATTTCTAAATTCAGTTGCGTATATAGTACTACCACTCTTAGCTAATACTTGATTATTAGTACCAGTTGCTGCAATAGTTCTAGTATCAACATAAGTTTTAACCGCTTGCTGAGATGGAACGGTATCTCTTCCAGGTATACCCTGTGAGTTTAATAATGTATCGTTATCAGATGCCTCATTGATTACAATACCGACAGGAACTCCATTTCTTCTGAAAGGTCCTATTGATGATAAACCTGATAGTGAGAACTGATTTGCATCGATTGTTACCGCACCCGTCAATTGGTCTACTTTAAAGAATCTACCAACTTTTAAGTTACCTCTGTTATCAATTGTTACAGCGAATACTTTTCCAGGTTCAATCATTACAACCTCTTTTGATGAATCTGGAATTCCACCATATTCAGGAATAGCATTATAAGTAATACCTGCTCCAACGTATTCTAATACAAGACCTCCCGTTGATATGTTCGATAATTGGAAGAAATTAGCATTATCTCCTGCGGTAACGGAAAATACTGCAGGGAAAGTTTCAACGAAGAATTCATCTGGTTCTACAGTTGTATTAATATCAGTTACTAAGTAATCAGCACCATTTAACTTCATCAAAGAAGAGAAGTCAATATTTCTTTGTTGTCCCTGGAATGAACCGGTAACTCTAACAAAGATATTAGCCAAACCACTTAATACTGCAGTAGCGGTTGCTCCAACTCCTCCAGGTGTACTAGGTAATGCAATAGAAACTGATGGTACGGATGAATAACCACTACCACTACTTTCTAAATTTAATGCTACTACCTGTCCTGATGTTATAATAGCCGAACCACTTGCTCCACTACCGCCACCTCCACTAATTGTAACAACCGGTGCTGTGGTGTATCCACTACCAGGAATAGTTACAGTGAAACCAGCTACATTTGAAGTACCCGCTGATAATACTAATGCACTTGTATATGTGTCTCTATAATTTCTTTTTGATATAATTCCTTGCAGACCAAAGTCAACTACGGAGTTAGAAATGTTTGCAAATCCACCACCTGATGTTTTAAATCCAAAAGTACAATATGTGGTAAACATAGATACGAACTGAGCGTATCCCGTATTACAAACGTGGTGTCCAGGCCCTCCCTGATTAACTTGCGTAAATGCCGCCGCTACCATTGAACGAAGTGGAGAACGAGGTGATGCTTCTCTACAACAATTACCATCCACTCTCATACCACCACCGGCTCCGGTGTTATCTACACCTAAATCATCCAAATCATAAGGAAGTGGTACTAATGCAGAAATCTTTTCTCCATTAAAATTAAAAGGTCCTGTGATTGCAGTTGAATTCCAAACATACGGAGATGCCTGAATAAACGGCCTTTGATTTTGCGGAGCAGGAATTGAAATATGTGGTCTCTCTGTAGAAACATATCCACTACCAGAGTTAACATAAGTTAATGATACAATTTTACCATTTGAAATAACAGGTGTAAATTCAGCTCTGATTGAACCACTTTCAGGTGGAGAATCAGGTTCCTCAACCATAATATTTACAGAAGCGGTATAACCAATAGGAGAATACAATACAACCGGATTTGTAATTTTACCCGCTGAAATCGTATAATCGATAATAGCAGAAGGGAAAGCTACAGTATAAGCTGGTCTTTGTAAATCTAAGAATCTTACTGAATCTATATAATCGGCACTATGTACGTGGAAGTAATCCAATTTAGGATTCTTCGCATATAATAATGATTGTTTTAATGTATCACCTTTAATCGCAACTCCAGGAGGAATTACAATAGGGTTATCTTCTATATAAGTTCCGGTCTCTACAAATATAGTTGCATTATAGTTTAAAAATGGAGAGAACCAAGGTGCAAATGTATTTGTTACAAATTCATCTTTAGAAACTTTCTGTGCAATAGCACCCGCATATAAAATACCAGCTACGGTCTCCGTTAATTGAGCTCCAGGAACTAAAGCTGCATTTCCATAAGCATTTGTGTAATAAGATGTACCTGCATTAATTGCCTGTTCGTTACCACCATAGATTAAATCTACAATAACACAATCGGTAATTAATCCAACATCTCTAACACATTTAGATGAACTATAAATTAAATTAGGGAATGATGAAGAAATAAGTCCTACAGTCTGTTCTCCTAAGAATGTTTTGTTCATTTCCAATAAGGAAACTGCATTCTTTTTATTTGTAGATAGTTTAGCAACTACATTACCTACAACGGCATCTTTAGCTATTCTAGCTCCGTATGAAAGAGATGTTACCGTCTCAACTAATTGGTTATTTATAACACCCGCACCATTTCCAAATACTCCATTATAATATGCCGAACCATTTATAATAGATTGTTGATTTCCTCCAAGTATTAAATCGGTTGCAACACCATCTATAATATATCCAGTATCTCTTCTACATTTATCTCTATCATATGTAAATGGTGTCCCAGTCTGGTCTTTACCTTTTATATAAACATGCTCAATGAAGTAGATTATCTCTTCTTGAATTAATGATTTATTTCCTAATAATGCAGCTTTTGCATTTGATTTAGCATTAGTTGGTGCAGAAATCGCTCCGTTTACCGAAATGATTTGAGCCATTCTACTTGCGTAAAGAATAGCTGCTATTGTTTGGTCTTTTTGAGTATTTGCTACTCCACTTCCTCCAAATTGAATGGCTCCAAAGTTACCATTATAATATGATATACCTGCTTCAACCGTTCTTTGATTTCCTCCAAATACTAAATCATCTAATACGGCATCTATAAGTAAACCAACATCTCTTTTACATCTTAAACTATTATAATCAAAGAAAGGAAAAACGGCATTTAAATATTCAACTGTTTCATCCTGTATAAACCCTTTATTTTGTAATACTAATGTTCTAGCATTTAATTTATTCGCATCTGTAGATATTACTTCTGAATTATTAACAACCACCGGAGCAGTTCCTAATCCTCCGTTGATAATAGATGTGATAACTGCAAATGATGAACTGATTGATGATGATACTGCGTTAGTACCACCTGTTCCTGTTATCTGAACATTTGTGGAAAGTTTTACAGGTGTTCTACCATTTTCTACTAATGCAGGAACTACACCTAATCCATTACCTAATATATTTATTACGGTTGCAAATGAAGAACTTACTGATGAAGATTCTGAGTTTCCACCATATCCATCGTAAAAACTTTGTGATACATTTCCAACTAATACTAAAGTAGTTGCACCATTTTTCACTTCGGCTGGAGTTACACCCAACCCACCTGCTAATATTTCAGCAACAGTTGCATATGATTGTGAAATAGCAGAAGCTTCAGTTGCAGAACCACTATTTCCAGACCCACTAACTTGTGAAGCGGATATTTGATAATTGCTGTATATACTTTGTACCGCTGCTTTAACTGATTTAAATGCAGTTGCAGGTGATTTACCTCTATGAGGAGTTATTAAAATATCACTACCATATTCAGCAACATAAATTCTTCTAGATTCTTCAGGAAAAATAATCTTAGAAGCTGATATTTGATTTAATGTTATGTTTAATGAAGCAGTATATGTAGATTTTGCTGAACCAGTTAATACTGCATTCGCACTTACATCCCCTCGTAATATAAATCTCTGTTCCTCTAAAGAATTAACTCTTTGTTCGATTGAAGAAGAAAACGGACCTTTTAGAGTACCACTTATATATACATCTTGAATGAAAGTAGAATCTCTTGTTACAGTTATACTACCCGTTATTACCGATGTTCCAATTTGTTTTGAAGAACCGGAAAGTAAAAAACTACCAGTGATTTCATGTGTACTAGCGGTGTTGATACCTAATTGTGAGTTTCCTGATACAAATAGAGATTCACTTACCACCAATGATGATGATATGAATGTCCTATCAAGACTCATTAGGATTTCGTTATTACCTAATACCGATATACCAAGTGTACCACTTGCAACTAAATTTACACCTGAATTTTGTTTACCTATTACTTTCATTTAAGAAAAGAATTTTATTTTGTTTATTTATTACCCCTGTTCCAAAACAGATACAATTACATCGAAAGCAGTATTTGCTGAACCTGTTACCGAAATAAAATCTCCTGCTTCTAATACTAATTTTTGGTCGCCACCAAATAACACTAATGTTGAATTTTCAGCAACGATAAATCCTTTGATTACATGCGAAATATCAGCGGTAGAAACATCATGTGCCTTTACCGTTAATCCAACATCTGCTGCAGCTATATTAGCCACAGATACTCCTATGACTGTAGAAGTTCTACCTGCTGGACAAGTGTATGCAACTGCTCCCGCAGTTCCTACCCCACTTTCTAAGCTATTTTTGAAAAAGTTTGCCATTTGTTTTTAATTATATATAATTATTAAGTTATTTAGTTTATCCTAATGCAATTGCCAATGCAACCGCAGTATCTATTATATCATCTCCCTGAACTAATAAACTTCCACTAATATTGAAATTTTTATTAAGATTCATTCGTTGATTAGTGTGGTCCCAAACAAATTGTATAGGTGTAGTAGGCCCTAAAATCGTTAAACCTGCATCAGCAGATTGTAAAGATGATAACGAACCACTTGCTATGATAATATTCTTATCTTCAATCTGTAGGTTAGAAACCTGAAGTTGTGTAACATCTCCTAATATTTCAAGGTTACCATCAACTTGTAAGTTTCCACTTACTCTCATATTCTTTTCAAAGAAAGAATACTCTTTAACAGTTAATGAAGAACTTAATTCAGTATTACCACTTACAAATAATCCTCCTGTTATTGCAGTAGAACCTGTTACTCTTAATGTACTATTTAATCCTACCGCTCCACTAACATTTAATGTAGAATGTAAAGCAGTTGCACCATTTGATTTTAGTGTTCCGTTTACTATCTCATTACCAAATATAGTTAAGTTACCAGATATCGCTGCGTTATTAGCAATATTAAGATTATTACCACCTGAAATATTATTGTTTACAATTAAGTGTTGAATAGAAGCGGTATTTGTAATAGTAACATTTCCTAAGTTTATATTACCATATACACCTAAGTTACCACTTACTTCTAAATTACCTGTTAAGTATGTAGATGCAGAAACTTGTAAACCAAATCCACTAATAGAATCTCCTTCGATTTTTAAACCTTTGTTAAGGAACATTCTATCACCAACTTCTCTATAAACAAATTGAGCACTAGCTCCACTTATAAATAAACCAGCTCCTTCTACTTGAGAAGGTATTGTAGAACCACTTCCAATTTCAATTAATTTAGCTTCAGCAGAAACTCTACTTACTCCTAAATAAACTGAATTACCTCTTACGGTTAAATCTCCCGCTATAGATGCACTACCTTCAATTAATCCACTAGCACTAGTCGCTAAATCTCCAATATTTACAACACCTAAAATAGTTGTTGAACCGGTTACATAAAGTGAAGATGAAACGTTTACTAATCCAAATGATGCGGTATTAAAGTTTTGAATATTACCTGCATTATTACCAGTACCATTTATTAAAACATTAGTTGTATTAGTAGTTAATCCACCTGCTAATATTGTAGAACCCGTTACCGATAAATTTGATGTTAATTGAGTTCTATTATTTAAAGCGATACCATTAGTTGCACCAATGTTTACTCTAACCGATGTATTATCTCCAGGAGTTGCGTATGCTATGTTAACTGAACCTGCACTTCCTCCTCCATTTGATACAACTATACCACTACTTGTTACTCCGGTAGTTATCTGTGAATCTAAAACACCATCTGTACTTTGATTTCTTAATACTATTTTACCAGGTGCTCCAGCAATAATAGGAGAGTTATCATCATCAAATATTATACTAGCATTTCTGAAAGGTGATATTCTCTTATGTAAAATTTCTAAAGTACTTCCAGAATATTCCTGTGAAAATGCACCACTAATACTTGTGATACTCGTTTGTGAATTACTTCCAATAAATAGGTTTCCACTAATCTGTGTTGTTCCTATATTTCCTGCATTAAGAAGAACACTACCGGTTACGGTTAATCCATTACCAAACGAACCACTACCATCTGCTCTTAAATCTTGATTAATATTAACCCTACCACCTGCACCCAATACACTTAGTTGATTATTAAGTGTAGTTGCACCATCAACTTGTAATGTTTGTGTTAATATCGCAGATGAACCTGATACTTGCCCTAATACATGTAATGTTCCACTTGAGAATACATTACCATTAGTACCTTCTACAATGAATTTACCATTACCAATGTTAAATTGTTCCTGTGCATTGAAATATCTAATACCGGACATATTTACCAAAGAACCTCCTTGAGTAAATACCAATCCATTATCTGCTGCGGATGGATTAAACGATGGATTTAAGTTAGCAAATACACCACTAACCATAAATAAATTTCCACCGGAAGATGAAATATTACCCTTTAATATAATACCAGTAGTTCCACTTACATAAAGGTTACCACTTGCAAAAGTATTACCCGTATTTGGTTCTACCCAAAATCTATCTTGTGAACCAGAACCTAATCTTAATTTTGCTCCCTCAATGTATTCGAAATCATTTGATGCTGTTAATTGATTTACCGCATTAACAAATACTATATTATTTGGTGCATCCACTCCTGCTAATGCAGCTAATGAAAGTGAACCTAAATAGGCAGTATTCCAATATTTTGCAGCAGTTCCTAAATCAAAACTAGCTGATTGGTTTGGGATAAGGTCGGAAGTGAAATCTGCTACAACGGTTACAGAATCAGTATCATTATCTCCTAATTTAAGACTACCACTAATAGTAACATCTCCTCTAAAGTAAGCATTAGAAGCAGTAATATTTCCTGTCACCGAAAGTGAACCTGAGTTTTCGAACACAGATGAACTTCCCCACGTATTAATACCTGCTATGCCTGTATTTAATTTAACGAGGGTTACCTCTTCACTCCCACTTGCTCCGAATTGAACTGTTTGTAAGGTTGAATTAAAGAAAGGTTCACCATATTGTAGTGTACCCTTAGTTCCGTTATTACCCCTTCTTATCTGTAATAATGCCATTTATCTGTAGTTGTAGATTTCTTATACTTCTATAAATATAACTCTTTCCAATTATCCAATATTTTAATATCCGAATCTCGCTTTGTGAGTTGCGTGTAAAGCCTGAATGCTTGCTATATCCAATACTCCATTATATACTTTAACGAATGCGATATTTCCTGATTGAACTTCAAATCCACCTGAACGGCTGAATAATCTTAATTGGTTGAATCCACCTCCACCACCACTTGTTGCTGTAAAAGAATGAGTAGTTGGTGCAGTAGTTGTCGATGCATATAATTTACCGGTACTAGTTATCGTATCCCACGTTGCCCAATCTAAATGCCAAACGGTATCAGCACCGCTTCCTGGTAAGTTTACAGAAAAGTTTGGATAGAATGTTTTTGGGTTTCCATTATATGCACCCATTAACCAATCCTTAGTTGCTTCACTCTGTGTGTTTAATAATCTACCGGATGCGGTTGCCGATAACTTATATGCCATAAATACCGTATAACTTTGTGCGGTAACATAGTTTGGCCCACCAACGATAAAATCCGTTCCTGTACTATTTGATTTAGCGAATGTTCCACCATTAGCACTATTCCAAGTAAGAGAAGCACCAGCATTTGATGTTAATGTATAAGTACCAGTTGCATCTGTTGATACACCACTAGTTGGAACGGCAGCAAAGTTAGCTGCATCCAAATCAAAAATTAAATTAAAATTAATAGCTGCGGCGATTGGATAATTTTGATTAAATCCAAAGTTTTGAAATATCATATTATTGCATTGCTTTAGTTGATACTACATACATATTTGTTGAATCAAATGCGACCAATGAAAGTACATCTTTTTTACCACTACCTAATGAAGCAGTATAAGAACTACCAGATGGTTGTAATAATAAAGGTGATAATGATGCAGATGAGTTTGTACCCGTTGTAATTAAAAGTGTTGCACTTATTCCAGGTGTTATGCTTGTAGCTCTAATGTGTGTATTCGTAGTGTTCGCAAGAGTTAGGGTGAAGTAACTACCTGAAGTCATATCTAATGATGCAGTTGAGGATACAATAGTTATTGGAACTACATTTCCTCTCGCACTTCCAGTTACTATTAATGAACCACTTACATTTAATGAACCGGTTATGGTAACAGGACCTGGCATAGAAACAGATGAACCACTTAATGTGATTGCAGTTGTTCCTATATTTGATTTAATATCATTTCCACCTACAGATAAATCACCAGTAACTGTTACATTTTCACCATCTAAAGTCAATGAAGTTGCAGTTGATGAATTAATTATGTTACCCCCTACAGTTAAATATTGAGTAATATTCGTAGAACCACTTATATTAACCGAACCAGTTATAGTTAACGAACCGGATATCGTTGTATTACTACCCAACGCAACCACAGTTAATGCAGGGATTGAAAAAGTCCTAATGGCGCGAACATACATTAGCCCACTCTTACCGAGGGTGTCCTGAACACCAGTATTTAAGTTCTGCCTCCACGTGAAGAATTGGGTGGCCTCCGTAGAACTCCAATAGAAGGCACTCGCAAAACCCCCAATAGCAACTCTATTTAGATATAATTGATTAAGTTCATCTTTAGATGGTAAAAACCAATCTGAATAACCCCCACCTCCATATGCTCTCGCTAATCCTGCTGCATAATTAGTAGTAACAGCTCCTTGACTTGCAATAATGGCATCTGTATTGGATAACCCCGTTCCTATAGCAGTTCCTGTTGCTGAAGTGGTTGTAAAAGCACCATTATACCATTGAATTCCGGTACTTTGGTCTGTTGTTGCTACTATAATACCTTTAATTAAAGTTGGGTCATATCCGGCATCGCTAGATGTTAGTATGTACGCCACCTTTCCACCCTCAAGACTATCTCCTATTGATGGTTGAACCGAACCGGTGGATGTAATATTTAGAGAACCACTTATTGTTTGGTTACCTATAAATGTATTTGAACCCGTTGTTGCAAATGAACCTGTCTTTCCGTTTACACTTGCGGTGAATGTATTAATTAATGAACCGGTAGCAATTACACTCGCACTAAAAGTATTTAATGAAGCAGTTGTTGTATTAATCGAACTACTAAATGAATTGAATGAAGATGTAGTTACAAATGAACCTGTTTGACCACCTAATGTATTCCACTTTCCATCATTTGAAGATGTATATGAATTAAATGATGCAGTAGCTGCATTAATAGCAGAACTAACTGCATTTGCTGCACTTCCTGTGTAAGTATCAAATGCCGATTTAGATAAGAACATCGATACATTAGTCACAAAACTACCTGTCTCCGCTTCTGTTACAAATGAACCTGTTTGACCACCTAATGTATTCCACTTTCCATCATTTGAAGATGTATATGAATTTAATGAAGCAGTAGTTGCTAATGAAGATGTATTAACACTTACTACTGATGCAGTATAAGCATTGAATGAAGATGTAGTTACTAAATTATTTGCACCAACTATACTACCAGTTATGGTCAATGAACCACTTAAAACAGTGTTACCACTTACGTTTAATGAACCGGTTATAGTTTGTGTGCCAATAAAAATATTTGAACCGGTTGTCGCATATGAACCCGTCTTTCCGTTTACACTTGCGGTGAATGAGTTTATATTTGAACCGGTTGCAATTACACTCGCAGTAAAATTATTTAAAGATTGCGTAGTAGAATTAACCGATGATGTAAATGTATTGAATGATGATGTAAATAATTGTATATTATCTAAAGCCGCATTAGATGAACTCAATGATGAAGTAGCTGTATTGATAGCAGAACTAACTGCATTTGCAGCACTTCCTGTGTAAGTATCAAATGCTGATTTAGATAAAAACATCGATACATTAGTTACAAAACTACCCGTCTCCGCTTCTGTTACAAATGAACCCGTTTGTCCTCCCAATGTATTCCACTTTCCATCATTTGAAGATGTATATGAATTAAATGAAGATGTAGTTACTAATGAAGATGTATTAGCTGATGCAGTATAAGCATTGAACGATGAAGTAGTTACTAATGAAGATGCACTTAACATCAATTCTATTTCCGTAGCAAATGTTTGGTCTAAAGTTCCACTAAGGAATTCATATAGTTTACCTACTGATAACTTCTGTGTTATTGAATTTTCTACAACTGGAATTATACTTCCGGTTGTTATGGTTTCGAGTGTTGGTAATTGTGAAATTTTAGGCATGTCTTAAATATATTTTTATAGTTGTATCGGGTTTCCGTTTTCATCTTGAAGTTCGGTAGCATCAAATGGTGAACCTTCCGGAATTAAATTATTATTACTTAATATCTCGTCTACTATTCTATTAGTAGTTGGTTCAACTCTACCATTCAAATCATAACCATCTCCTCCTTGTAATAAAACCTCATTAGTTACCACAACCTTTCTAATTGTAAATCCTTTTTGTGTAGTAGGAACATTATCAGCTCTCTTAGGTAATAGATAAGCATTTACACTCATAGTGAATGTAGTTCTTATTATTCTCTCCGTTCCTGCTCCTACTTCTTGTTGGTTATCAAAGTTATCAATCATAACTCTGAATTTATATCTATCATCTTCACCCCAATATCTATCAGTAAAATATTGGAATTGTTCTATGATTTTATTATTATGTTCTGTAAAGTTTGTCCATACCATTACTTCATAAGTGACGGTAACGTAATCAGGCATCTTTACATCAAATGTTTCATATCTCTTTTTGAATTCCGAATTAAGTAATGAAAACCTATCGTATGCATTTTTATTCGAAAACTTTCTAATAGTTGGATATGTAATCTTATCATCCTTTAAGAACTTCATTGCCTCATTTTTAGCAAAAGAGTTTCTCTTAAACATAATAAGTGGGATTTGAATTTTTCCCAATTTATCTTTTAAGTATCCATCTTTTTGAGCCCCTTTCCATCTTTCAGCATTACCATATATTAATGGAACTTTAACTTTAGATTTATTTTGTTCTACTTCAGGAATGATGTGGGTTTCCATATAGGATGCAATAGTACTATCTATATCAACTAATGATATAGAGAACATTTCCTGTTCATCCTGCTTTACTATTTTTGAAAAGTTTTTATCTGCCATTATCGTACTCTTTCTTCAATATTAATTGCACTATTTCTAGTAATAAATGTTTCACATATAACAGAGAATTTGTTTTGGTATCCTCCACCTATCCATTGGTCTTCATTAACATTGGATACCTCATAATAAGAACTATCTAATAAAATTAAATCACCAACTTCAGGATAGAAATTTGCATCTATTAAAGTATGTCTATTAAATCTGAAATTAGAAGTTCTACTCGTATCCGCACCAAACCCCTCATAATTAGTTTCCGTAGGTGCTCTTTCTATTATAGTGTATGTATCCAATCCTCTATAATACTGCTTATCCAAGCTCTCACCATATAGGTTATAAGAAGTTTCCGCTGAATTGATTTTAAATAATGTAACCAATGTTTCGATTACATCATTAACCATTTCAGTTGATACTTGTTCAAAAAAACGTATGTCCCTTGCGGAGTTAAATCGTGGCATATTATCCTACAAATATTGCTAAAGGTGCTTTCTGCAACATTTCCATTTGTTGGTTTGCTTCTGCAGCTTTATTTTCAAAAATCTTTTTTCTTGAAACCTCATCTAAATTCTCTCTTAATTGAGTTACTAGATTTTCTTTTTCAGTAGTTGCTTCCGCTCTTAATTGAGCACCATCCAATGTAGTTTCTCCACCTGGAATAGGGATACTACTATATTTCTCTCTAATTGCTCCTAATAATTCCTTACATAAAGCTAATGTATATTTTCTAATCCACTGTCTTCCCACATCATTAATTCTTTGATACGGTATAAAATCATATCCTATATTTGAATAATCGGATACTCTGCCATCTCTAAGCCCTAATGAATTCGTATCATACTCATCTCTAACATAGTATTCAAACCATAGTTTTTGATTAGTTGTTGGGACAGGGAATATTTTAAGTTTACCATTTACAATACTAAACGTATGTGCTGATTTTCTAATTTGGTCGTTAAACTCTATAGCCTGAATCCTCAAGAGGTCTTCATAGAACGGCATTAATACGAATTGGGTAGCAGTACTGAACGAACTGAATCCGAACTCCTGAGTGATATTTAAAGTACCCATACCACTAATTGCATAAGGGTCAAAGAAACGAGCTAATGCAGGCTTTGGTTCAAAGAATACTCTTGTAACTTCAATTCTCTTCCCACTCTCACTTACATTCGCATATAATGTTTTTAGGTCGTAATCTTGCTCCAACCCTACTATATCAATTGAACCACTTTTAATATCAGTTGCACCACCCACGCCTGCAGCAGTACCATATGAATCCGATAAACGTATTACTTGATTTAAGAAAGAACCCTCTACTAATTTACCGGTGTAATTAGAACCTGTAGCCTGCCCCATAATCTGAGGTAAGTTGTTTCTAATATTGAATTGGTTTACTTGAGCAGAATATTCACTAACTGCTTCCTCAAATACCGCGTAGAAGTGCTCATCTACTAATTCTACATCGATGATAGGGTAACCTAATCTTCTAGCACACCAAAGGGCTACTTTAGGTGCATCGTTTGAAAAATGGTAATCATTATCGTATATTTCGAATGGAGTCATTCCAGGAAAGAACGATGATGAACCAGGATAATGATTGGTTGTTGAATCTACTGACATCTAATATAAGTTATTTACTCATATAAATATTCAGTTTATTAATTAAAGAAGTTTTAAGTTAATCTGATTTTCAGAGTTCCGTTTGTATGATACACTCCTCCCAAAGGAACTCCCTGAGAAGCCGCCGCTATATCGGTTGCATAATTGGATGCGGTAATTGAACCTAATAAGAATGCAGCTGGTGCATTTTCGGAATCAATTCTTACCTGAGCCCTAGCTCCGGTTGCATAAAGATGGTTAAATGAAGATGTTAACCCAAATTGAGCACTTCCCGTTACGGTTAATGAACCACTAATAGTTTCATCTCCGATAAATATGTTTGAACCCGTTGTTGCTCTAAATTCTATACTTGAGGTAATAGCAGCAAAGTTACCATCCATTTGTTCGATAGATAACTTATCCGATAAATTCTTTCGTAGTGTTACTCCGCTAATTGCCATTTATGATAAATTAAGTTAATCTAATTCTAACTGCTCCTGCATTGTGATACATACCACCGATTGCAATTCCACCTGCTTGTGCTGCAGCATCGTTAGCGTAGTTTGAACCTAACACAGAATTTCCACTACCACTTGCAATCACTGCTCCTAAGAAGTTAGATGAACCGGAGTGAACCGATGAGCCCGATACGCTAAATGCACCGGTTACGAATAAAGCACCACTTGTTATCAACCCTGCTCCACCTGGTCCGTTTGCGGCCGTAGTAAGGTTAGGGAAAGCTAAAACTGATTGAGATACTCTTGTATTTAATGTAGTAATATTTGTCGTTGCGGTTTCAGCGCTTGAGGTAATAGCTGAGAAATTACCATCTAATTCTGCTATGGTTAATTTACTACCTTTGATTACTCTTAATGTTACACCTGCTAATGCCATTTTATTTTATTTTATTCTGTGTCTTTGTATAAATATATAACTTATTAGAAAACATAATCCGAATCCGCTCCATCTACAACTGATATATCAAAGTAATCATCAGCATAAAGTGTTTCATCCAACCAAACCGGAGTAATATATCTTCTTTTATTAGAACCCTGTCCAACAAAGTATTCTAAATACTCATCCGGAGTTCTCAAAGTAGATTCACTTACAAATGAAGCACTCCAAGCTTGTTCTTGAGTATAGGTACTTACTGTACTAAATGCCGCTTTTAAGTTGGTTGTATTTCGTGTCAATGAACCAGTAATCTCTAAATTACCGGATAAATAAATATTATCTGTCATTGAGTTACCAAATGCAATTACAGGCCCTATCGCGTTTAGCGAACCTGTGATTGCAACATCTCCACTAATGTTTGCGTTTGCACCGGCGGTTATATTTCCACTTACAAATAAAGAACTACTCAATGCAACCGCACCACTAACTCTTAATGTTCCACTTATTGCTGTATTTTCACGAACTTGTAAACTACTACTTAGGATAGTAGAACCCGTTACGTTTAAGTGTGCGAATGAAGCGGTATTATTTACTCTTAATGATGAAGATATAATCGTAGAACCCGTTACTATCAACGAACCTGTTATACCAACTGCTCCACTAACATTTAGTGTTGAATGAAGTGTAGTTATACCATCTACTTTTAATGAACCTGATGTTCTAATATTTCCCGTTGCATCATCTATTTCAAATGCTCCACCGCCTACTTTGAATGTTACTCCATTATAAGTAAAGTTTGCACTATCAACTAAAGTATCGGTTGAATCCACATAAGGAATTCTACTCATACTTAAATCGTTTATCGCTAAACTCTTAACTCTCGTAGAACCCGATATAGCAGTTACGTTTGAATTAAAGAATGTATCACTATCTACTCTTAAATTTAATGTGTTTAATCTAGTTTCATCTGCTACCGCGTTTCCACCTGCACCAATTGTTATTTGTGTAGTATCAATATCAACCTCTCCATTAATTCTAGTTAATCCTTCAACTCTTAAAGAAGAAGCGGTTACAGCTGAAGATGCTGAAATTGTAGTTCCGATGAAGTTTCCACTTATAGATGAGTTTCCTATAACTTGTAAGTTTCCACTAACTGCTTCGTTTCCGGTAATTTGAACACTTCCTGTGAAATATGAACCACTTCCATTTTGCCCAGCATTTACTCTCAAAGAACCGGTGATTTGAACACCACCATCATACTGAGCAGTATATCCTCCTGCTAAATAATCATTTACTTTTATATCCCCACCAACGTATGATGAATTAACATAATCGTTATCAGTTACGAATAAAACTGAATCTATTCTAGTTACACCATTTCTTACATAAAACTCACTACCACTTCTTAAATCTATATTAGTACTTCCTGTTATTGAGGTATTACCAGATATAATTAATGTTCCACTAACCGCTTGCCTTCCACTATTTGATGATGTTAATAATGCACCATAGTCAACAAATTGTAAAGATGAACTTACTACTCCGTTGTCAGCTTTAATATGTCCACTGTGTGTAGCCGCAGTAATTGTAGCCGAAGATGAAATACTTCCAACTACATAAACTGAACCGGTGAAATTATGATTATCGGTTGCATCATTACCAAAGGTAGTTGAACCACTACTAAATGAAGTAGTCATATAAGTTACAGAAGAACTTACTATGTAATTCTGTGCTACTATATTACCACTTACAAATAGATTACCACTAACATTTAAGTTTGCACCATTTGGTTGAATTGCTCCTTTTAATGAAGAAGTATAAGTGTTAACCGATGCGGTGAATGTGTTTATTATAGAACCGGTTGCAATTACACTAGCACTAAACGTATTAACTGATGAAGTGAATGTGTTAATTATTGAACCACTTGCTCTAACTGATGCAGAGAATGAATTTATACTTGATGTAAATGTATTAATTAATGAACCCGTTGCGATTACACTTGCACTAAATGTATTCAACGATTGAGTTGAGTTATTTAGAGATTGAGTTGTATTGTATAATGAACTAGTAATAGTGTTTAAAGATGCAGTCGATACTTGTGAAGCATTTATTGATGCCACAGATGCACTTAATAATCCAATAGATGAACTTACTGAACTACTTAATGAAGAAGTTGCAGTATTGATTGATTCACTTATTGAACTTGTGAAATTACTGAATCCTGTTGTTCCACTTATATTAGTTTGAATTGAAGAACTAAATGCCCCATTAAATATTCCTATAAATCCAGACGCACTAACTATAGCAGATGAGGTTATTGAACCAGATATATCTAAGAACGCCGGCTGTCCACCGTTTGCTCCCAATAATCCTTCTCTCATAACTAATGGCCCAAATACCCTTACCGAACCACTAAATGTATGATTATCTCCATAATCATTACCAAATGTAGATGAACCACTACTGAATGAAGTTGTAATGTAAGCTACCGATGAACTTACAATATATTGATGTGCTACTATATTACCACTAACATATAAATTTCCACTAACATTCAAATCCGAACCATTTGGTTGAATCGCAGATTTTAATGAAGAAGTATAAGTGTTTAAACTATTTATCGATTGAGTTTGTGAATTATTTGTAGTTAACGAAGCTGATGCTGATACCGCTAACGCACTAGCCGATGTAAATAAACTTGCGGTTGTTACATGCAAAGAAGTTGTGTATGAACTTTGCACAAATCCTGTTCCGGTTACAAGTGAATTAATTCTAGTTGTAATACTCGCTGAAGTATGTTGTATTTTATCATTTATACTAGATGATAAAAATGCAGTAGTAACTGCTATACTAGCTGATATTCCACTTGATGGATTCCAAATTGAAGATGATAATGATGAACCAGATGAATATAATATCGCGGTTGTAGTTGCAACTGAACTACTATATGCTACCAATTCTGCATCAGTTGCATATCCATTATTTAAATTGGATATTGCCGCTAAACTTTGGCTAATTCTAGTTTCAAAAGATGCTGATATTCCAGGAAACACATTTGCAGTAAAATTATTACTCGCTGAAATACTTGAACTAAATTGATTTATTTTTGTATCGAAGTAAGTTCCGGATGCTTCTAATGCTACTATTCTAACACTCTGTGATACAACCGAACCGGAAACAGTTGAGATTGATGCTGTATATTGTTCTAATGAATTAACTCTTGCGCCAATACCAGTTCCACCTCCACCTCCGATTTCAGCAGAGATAGAAGCAATTCTATTATCAAATGAAGCACTTGCAGTTGCAAATGTTCCAGTATTACCAATCCAAGTTACTATACTGGCAGTAAATCCACGCAATGAATTATCTTGAAGTTGTAAATTAAATATAGAAGCCGATACAGCTGATGCGGTTACAAAAGTTGCACTAGCTGAAGCGTTTAAAGCGTTTAACTGAATAATAGTACTTCCAGTAGTACTTATAAAAGTTGCAAATGTTGAACCAATTCCTGTTATAGCACCTGCTTGAGCACTATTTGTAATCGCAGATAGGGATGCACTTGTTTCTAACGCAGTTATTCTAGTTCCGGTTGCACCACCTCCTAAAGAAGATGATAAATTTAATATTCTATTATCAATCGATGTACTGAATGGTAAATAAGTTGAACTAGTAAATGTATTGAATGATGCGGTTGTTGTATGAATAGAATTTAAACTATTACTTACAGATGCACTAAATGTATTCTGTGAATTGTTTACACTATTAATTGTATCTATCGATGTAGCAAATGAACTACTTGCTGCTAATAAACTAGAACTTATAGTATTGAATGAACCACTTAATTGTGATAACTCAACTCCATCAACTAATCCACTAACTGCAATATCTCCTGTTACACTAACTCCTTTATTTATTGCAATCTTAGATAAGTTATTATTCCAAGTTATGCTCGCATCTGCACCACTAATATAAATACCAGCTCCATCCGCCATCGCTGCAGTAGTTGAACCACTTGCTATTTCTATAAGTTTATCAGCAACTTTTAAGTTAGTTGTGTTAATCGATATTTGAGTTCCTTGTACAACAAAGTTTCCTAATATTGTTGTTGTTCCACCTGTCACATCTATTGCAGTTTTTAATGATGCAGTATATGTGTTTATTGAAGCAGTTGCAGTATTAACCGAAGATGTGTGTGTATTAACAGAACTACTAAATGTATTCACACTCGCACTAAATGAATTATGAGAACCACTACTTACTTCCAATGCATCTATTCTACTCTTTGCAGATGATGCCGATGTTGCCAATGAACTACCACTACTTACTAAACTAGAAGTAAGTGTATTCAAACTTGCAGTTGTTGAATTAACACTTTCGGTAAATGTATTAACTGAAGCTGAAGTATTTTCTAATTGTGTTAATCTAGTCAGAACAGCTGATGCTGAACTTGCTAAAGAAGATGCTGATACTAATAAACTACCACTTCTAATATTAAGAGAAGTAATTGAAGTATTAGCACTTGCAGTAAATGTATTTAATGAAGCAGTTGCAGTATTAACTGAACTACTAAATGTATTCACACTTGCACTAAATGTATTTAACGGAGAAATATTTATAGCCGCTCCCCAACTTGATGATGCAGCTTCGATTGAATTTAATCTACTATTAGCTGAAGATGTAAAAGCACTTAATGAAGCAGTTATAGAAAGAATAGAACCTGTCAATGCTTCTACTAAATCTATTCTACTTTCATGATTTGAAGTGGATACAAATAAACTATGGGTTGCCGCTTCTAATGAATTTATTCTACCATCATCTACAGAAGTACTTATGAATAATGCTAATAAATCCGTTGTTACACTTCCTGATTTTGTTTCTAATGAAATTAATCTGTTTTCAATTGAACCTGTCTTTGTGTTCAATGAAGCAGTTACCAAATTTATTGATGCAGTTGTAGAATTAACAGATGCTGTATGTACGTTATGTGCTAATCTTATACTACCACTTGCACCTTCTAATGATGCTAATCTAGGTTCTACAATAGAAGATGTATAACTTTCATAGTTTGATTTACTTAAGAAAGGTGTTACTACAATACTTCCAAATTTAGAATTAATTGTTGAGGTTACACTTCCACTCAATGAACCAATTGATGAACTCAAATTAGCTACTGAATGCGATATTGATTGTGAAAGTGATGAACTGAATGTTGAGTACCCCGTTGTATTAGCTAAAGTAACTCCCTGAGAAGCACTTATTAAATTTGTACCAATTACATTTATCGTTCCACCACTAACGATTAAACTTCCTGTTATAGTAGTTGAACCCGATATATTCATAGAACCACTAAATGAAGCCGGTCCGATGTTTACTAAAGTATTTGAACCAGATAAAATAAATGAACCAGTTACGATTACATTACCATTTACCGCTTGTTGTCCAACCCAATTATTACTACCACTTGATGATAATATCGCCCCACCCGCATTTATAACTGTCCCATCGGAAAGTGTTATGATTAAATTAGAACCAGAGAATGCTGCAGATACTACATGAGCTCCTGTCAAACCTCTTGTTCCTGCGGTTGCTACTGTTAATTGTGGTGAGTTATTTACTAATGTTACAGACATCTTATCGGGTTACATTTTTTGACAATTTCACTTGTCCTTCTAATAATCTCGTAACCTCATTACCACTTACCATTTCTAAATCATAGTAAGCAGTATCAAAATTTAATAAAGAAGAGGTAGCTGCTGAAATGTATATTCCAATAGAACCACTTTGAACCGCAGTTACTCCATCAGAACCACTCATATTTAATCCCGTACCATCTGTTTGACGTGATGAACTTAGTGATAAATAAACGGTCTCAGATGTAGCGGATGGTCTGATTTGCATTCTCCCGCCATATCCAGAAAGGTTTACACTCCCAGTCTCATCTTGCCATGTGATTTGTATGTTTGTGGTTGCCCCCTGCTCTATGATAAAGGAATATCTTGCTGCTGCCATTAATGTTCTTCTTTAATATATAAATATTACAAATCCTATTAACCTAAATTAATCAATTTGTATTTAGTTGAGTATAACAAAGTAGCTATATTATCTATATCATTTTGAAACCAACTATATTTTAATTTTTCATCTTTTCTAGCTGATTCTAAGAATTTACAAAGTTTATCGAAATAGTTAACCATATTTTGTTTTTCAGCATTGTTATCTACCCCACTAACTGCTTTGTATTCTATTAAACCATGCATACCCTGATACGATTCAATCAAACCATCTATCAAAGGTACAATTCCTTCATAGTATATTTGTAAAGCATTATGAGCTGCAAATGAACCCTGTCCGGATACTCTTGTGTGAAATATATGTGCCTGTGTTCTACTATGTAAAAATACCGAAGCCAATTCTTCCATTTATATTAAATTTAATTATACATCTATAAATATCACTTCCTAATTAAAAAAGAGTTTGGAAATATCTGAATCTTGTGATTTGGTATATTTTCTCTCTCAATCAACTCATTCATTGCTTTTAAAACCGATGGATATGCATCTATATCATCTCCTCCTAAGTATCCACCTACCTTAACTCTACTCCACCAATTATCCATATCTAACTTAACTATCTCATAATTGTGGTCCCCATCTATGTAAACAAATTGCAGAGATTCCTCATCATACCATTTCCACAACCATCTACTATCACCTATCATAAGGTTAATATACTCATCTACCTCACATAATCTGTAATGGGCTTTGATTAACTCATCAATTGGAATATCCTTAAGTTGTTCTGAAAATCTATAATCGTAAAATGATTTTGGATGGTCTCCTCTTCTAACATCCGCATCTATCTGCCAAAGAGAATCTATTGTATCGAAGTGTATCTTTTTTCCGCTTTCTTTTATAAGAGAAGCCATAAAGATTGTAGATTGACCGAAAAATGTTCCAATCTCTACTATTGAATCCCCATCATTTAATTCTTTGAATACTAATTCGTAGATATCTTCAGCACAACCAATCCATCCCGGTACATCTTCGTAGGTTTTGATTTTACCTATTTCGTACTTATCCTTTATTGTATGTAACCTCATAAATTTAAATATAAAGACATAAAAAAAGGGAGTGATTTCTCACCCCCTCTTTATTATACTCTAAGTTATGTTAGAATTTAATTAACTGAATCCGAAGATTATAAGTTAGCTAAATCTTTTACATAAATCTTACCATAGAATTCTGGTCTTACGATTTTCTTAGCGTATCTAGTCATAACACCTCTACGTGGAGTAAAGTTGTCTGGGTCGTACACTAAAGGAGTCATAATCAATGGAACGTAAGGAGCGTAAACCGCACCAGTCTCCAAGAAGTTTGAACCTTTAAATCCTAATAAGATTTGGTTAGTAGTCATATACGGGTTTTTGTAAACCGTATATCTGTTAGAGATTGAACCTACTACAGAAACACCAGCTGCAAATTGTAATGAATCTTTCTCAGCATTCACGTGGAATCCAGGAATTGATTCTAAAATTGTAGCAACGTCAGGAGAACACACAATAAAGTTTGCTCCACCTCTCATTGTTAATTGGTGAATCTTGTTAGATACTTTGTTTAACTTAACTCCTAAAGTCTGGAACCAAGTAGCTTTTTGGTAAGCCAATGCGTTTCCACCTGCAGTCCATTGACCAGTAGAAGCGTTATACTCTTCACCAACGTTAGTTGACCAGTAATCAACAGTCAATGCGTTAACTTGTAACATATCTAAGATTTCTAAGTCGATTTCTAAAGAGATGTATTCAGATAACATTGAAGTTAATTCTGCTTCAGCATCAATTGAGTGATAAGCGTTTAAGTCTTGTGCCAACTCAGGAGTCCACACAGCCTTTAATTTTCTTGTTTTAGCAACAATAGATTCGCTCTTTAATTC